TTTATATATAAGGACATTTTACGACCCACTAGTCCAGGAGTAGTGGGTCATTTGTAGCAACATTACGTGTGGAGAAGAATAAACTATAAGTCCCCTATATATAAGGCTATTTTTTAACTACACACCTATCCTGGCTCAAGGCATGACCTGTGGACCATAATGTGGTATCTTTAAATAAAGGAGTCAGCGATGCCATTGAAGCCAGGTAAAAAGAATATTTCAAAAAACATCTCAGAGATGATAAGAGCTGGCCATCCTAGGGACCAGGCTATAGCTGCTGCAATGTCAAAAGCTGGCCGGAGTAAGGCCCGGCGAAGCCTGGGCAAGAAGCATAAGAAAAAGAATGTAAGACTCCGCTGGCCAAGGTAATCTTTTTTATGAGCCCTCCTATTAAATTATCAGACGAGGCAGTCGATAGCCTCACATCTCTTATCCTTTCCAGGACTCCTGCGAAAACAATAAACACCTTCATCCTCGATGACAAGTACACCAAGTACCGGGGTGACCCTATAACCTTTATTGAGACTGAACTCGGAGAAGAACTCACAGATGATCTGAAGAAAATGGCATTGTCTGTGAGGGATAACCAGGTTACTGTAGCAGTCTCGGCCAATGGTACAGGTAAGTCGCAACCCCTAAGTACTGGCGTAATGACCCCTAATGGTAGTAAGCAAATGGGTGATGTTATCCCTGGCGATATGGTGATTGGTCAGAACGGTAAACCTGCAAAAGTTAAAGCTATCTATCCTCAAGGTTCACAGCCAACATATGAGATTTTCTTTAATGACAGGACTTCTGTATTCGCAAGTGAAGATCATTTATGGTCCGTTCAGAGTTCATCAGATCAATACCGTGATCGTCCGTATCGTACACTCACAACCCTGCAAATTAAGCAAAAGATCAAACAGATACTTCACGTTCCGATGTGCAGAGCTGTTGAGTATTCAAAAAAATATCTTGGCATTGATCCGTATGTCATGGGAGCCCTGCTCGGCGATGGATGTTTCAAGACCAATATAACTCTTACGTCGGGTGATGGTTGGATCTGTGACGAGCTTCAGCGCAGAATGGGGAGCTATAAACTTAGAGATCACAAGGTTCAGGCTCAAAAATGTAGGTGTATATCTTTCGCAACTGATAAAGGTAAACCTAATTTTGTGAGGGATGTAATAAGAAAATACGGATTAATTGAGGCAGGATCATACGAAAAATTCATTCCAGATGCTTACACAAGGTCTTGTGTCATTGATCGCAAGGCTCTACTCGCTGGCTTACTTGATGCAGATGGATACATTGATACCAGGCATAAAATATCATATGCCACTATAAGCCCCTCCCTGGCTAAACAAGTTCAGTCGCTTGTTTGGTCACTTGGTGGCACTGCCACGATAGGTCGTAAAAAGCCTTACTACAAAAAAAATGGTAAGAAGATTCAAGGTAAAACTGCCTACAATCTTTACATTAAGGTCCCTTTTTGTCCATTTCTATTACCTCGTAAGGTTAGGCGATATGTGCCGGAATGCGAGGCACAGAGAAAGGCACAAAGGGTAATTAAGGCTGTAAAATATGTTGGTATGATGGATTCTCAGTGCATATCTGTTGACAATCTTGATGGTTTATATCTCACTGAAAATTTTACAGTTACTCACAATACCTGGATAGCTGCTCGCCTCGCAGTCTGGTTTTATCTCTGCTTTCATGACACCAAGGTCTTTACTGCCGCTGCCCCGCCATATGATAACCTTAAAAACCTTCTTTGGGGAGAGATAGGGAGTGTAATAAGGGATCATCCTCAGCTCTTCGCTGGCCATATTGTTACTTCAATGGATGTGAGGCGCGGTCCAGAAGATTACATGATTGGAGTGACTATACCGAGTTCAGGGACTGAACAGGAGAAGGAAGCTAAGTTTTCTGGAAAACATCAACGCCATATGCTCTTCGCTTATGACGAGGGAGATGCTATACCAGGTCCGGTCTATAAAGGCACTGAGTCCTGTATGTCTGGTGGTTTTGTTCGGCTTCTTATTATGTTCAACCCCCGGCATGCCGCTGGCCCTGTTTATAGGATGATCAGGGACAAAACAGCGAATGTGGTACACCTTTCAGCTTTTAGGCATCCAAATGTCATAACAGGTAAAGACCTTATCCCTGGTGCAGTGAGCAGAGAGGTTACTGTACGTCGGATCAATGAATGGACTAGGCCAATAAGGCCAGGTGACAAGATCAGCGAGAGGAGTGTGTATACCCTCCCTGATTTTTTGGTAGGTGCTGTAGGGTATTCTCAGGCAGGTAAGGCATATACCCCGCTGGTTGCTGGCCAATATAAGATCAAAAATCCCTCATTCTCGTATATGGTCCTTGGCCGTTATCCTGCACAGGGGTCTAACCAGCTTATTTCAGAGGAGTGGGTATCTGCGGCGAGAGCCAGATATGATGTTTATGTAGCCAAGTACGGTGAGGCCCCGCCTCATGGAGCCAAAGGTGTCATGGGCCTAGATGTAGCCGAGATGGGAGATGATAGTAATGTTGCCTGCGGACGATACGGTGGTTATTTGTCACCATTTGATACCTGGGGCGGAATCGATACTGTAGAGACAGGTGATAAGGCTATTCAGTGGTACAGCGATCATCAAGGAATTGACCGGGCGATGGTTGATGCAACTGGCGTAGGATGTGGTGTGGCTCCCCATATGCAGAAATATGGGGAGGGCGTAGTCGCAACCGGTATCAAGGTTGCGTCGAAACCTATTATAAAATCAGAGCTTGGTGATTTCCGTATTTTGAGAGACGAACTTTTGTGGCGAGTCAGGGAGTGGTTAAGGTGTGATCCGGGAGCTATGTTGCCCCCGGACGAGGATCTGCTTGAGGAACTGATGGTCCCTACCTATGACACGGATTCGGGGTATGTTGAGGTCATGAAGACTTCAGAGATGAAGGAACTGCTTGCTAGGAGCCCTGATCACCTTATGGCCTTGGCTATGACTTTTGCGGGCGCTGGCGGGTTCTTCGATGGCTGTGACTTTCAGGCTTTTCCGGAGGGATAAAATCATGGGGCGTGAATTGTTGTTCTCGGTAACACGTAAAGATATTAAGATTGACTTCTTCTCGGGCACGGGCGCAGGAGGCCAGCATCGCAACAAGCATCAAAATTGTGTAAGGATGTGTCACACAGAATCAGGAGCGAGGGCTACAGGTCAAAAAAATAAAAACAGAAAAGCTAATCTAGTGGCAGCTTTTAAGTCTTTAATAAATACTCCTCATTTTAAAATGTGGCAGGCACAAAAAACTCAAGAGATCTGTGCGGGCCGGACGATAGAACAGGAAATTGACGAAATGATGTTGCCGGAAAATCTTAAGGTTGAATATAAGGAAGATGGAGCTTGGAATGAAGCACCCAACAACCCAGAAGTTTAATGCTTATCCCCTTGATTCGGGCGCTGGCGGGTTCTTCGATGGCTGTGACTTTCAGGCTTTTCCAGATTGACATGCAGGATATAATAAAAATCTTAACTGAGAGAATAAAAGAACTCGAAGAACAGGAGTGGCATGCCAAGGAAGCCAAGGACTACACAGCTTGTATGTATACACATGGAGCAATAATTCAGCTTAAGAAATTATTGAAAGAAATCGAAGGGGATTAAGGCATAGGTATTGCATATAGCCTTCACCTATGTTATAATACATTATAATTAATTAACCTTAACAGCTAGGAGGAAGTATGAAGAAAATGTGGCCAGTATTTGTTGCTCTATGTTTCGCTTTTTCGTTTATGTGGGTGGCCGGTACCATGGCTATCGCCATGGACCAGTGTGAGGTAGTTGGAAATTCTTATGTATCCACCGTTGATGACACTCTGTGTACCTTAACATTCGTCGAAAATTCTCCGCTTTTTAGTCCTGCCCCCCGGTGCGCTGGCGTTGTTTACCTTGGTGTATCGGGCAACATATATAAATGGGATTGGATGGCAAACCGCGACGGGACCCTTACAGTAGCCGGGCTACCGGCAGTATTGACTTCAGGTGGTGTAGAAATTTACGGAATACCAACTAATTTGCATAGCCTTCGAATCGGAGATATCGTTTACAAGACTGTAAGTGAGGTGCAATCTTTCCTCTTTAAGTGATCCGCCGTACCTTATGTCCCGGTGACAATCAAAGCCACCCAGCGGCGCAAGTCCTAGGTGGCTTTTTTATTTAAGGACTACATGAAAAAGCATTTAACAGCAAAAGAACTCAAGGTTCATCGTTTACCGGGACATTACAGGTGGAAATATGGTAATGGACAAAATTATCACAGTGGCCTTGCTAGGGTATATTGTAAGCGAGGGTCATGGTTTTGCGACACTCTTTGAGGCGTATCAGATTTGGACCGGGTGTCCGATGATCTTGTTTTTTATGGACCGGTATAGGTCCATTCCTTGCGGGTATATTCTCTTTGCAGTATAATATTTTTTATGAGTAAGATTAAGCTGGTAGCTCACCCCCACTCAGTTGATTTATTAAGAGCCAGAACTGACTATGCTCGGGTAACTGGCGTAGAGATGGTAGAGAGGCCCTTTTGGTATGAGGATAATAAGACTGGTCAATTATTCTATGAATTATATGCTACTATAGGCTGGCCAAGCGAAGTCACAGATAGTTCGGACGGCTTACCAGGGTATGCCGCAATAGTAGGGGTAGTTAGGCCGAACAAAGATTTTAACAGTTCACCGCTCAATGCAAACTTCCAGCTTCTTGCTGAGGCCGAATCCAAGGATGTGCCTACCTTACTCAAGGAATGTGTCAAGCTTCGAGAAGAATATGGATTCGGTATCCAAAGGAATCTATTAAGGTTTTTTTTTGGAGATCCAGAAAGATTTTTAGTCCCATTGGCTTTATTCAATGAGATTTTGATTGAGGAGGGCGGAGACAGGAACGCAATACTTGTTAGTCCTTATGATGAAATGTATGCTCAAAAGATTTTCGATAGCTATGTTCGGGCGCTAAGATCCACACTTTTAGAAGAGAGTAAGCGCTTCTTTTTTGGTTATAACGATATCTTACAAAATCGATTGCGCGAATTTCATCGTGACGATCCTTGTGTCTTTGCCGTAGGTGGCCTAGTATTTTCATTGCTTAATCGTGTCAGGTGGATGGACGCTTGTGGTGAGAGTGCCTTTACAGTGGAGGGCGAGAATGAACGCTAAGAACTTGATAATATTCTGGGAATTATATCAAGAATCACTAAGAGATAGAACTAGGGAATTTGAAGAATTTTGGGAACAACTACTCAACAGCGAACCTTATGGAGAATAGAATGGATAGTTTAAAAGGAATACTTATTTCTTTAACTCTTGGTTTTTTCATGGGTACATCATCGATGGTTTTGGGTGCTTGTCTTGCATCGAGGGCCGTAGCGGGCAAGGGACTACTTAGTCCTCTTGATCCCAAGGGAGACGTTTTTAATGTAGAGACCCCTGATGATGTGGCCCTGTTTCCTGAAGATATTGTCAATGAGGCTGAAGAGCATATTTTGCAGAAAACCAATAGATTTTTAGAGAGACTTAATTCAGTCCCGGAGGATAAGTGATGGAAAAAACATTCAATGAGTAAGCGGTGTAATGAATGCAAGAGATTGTTGCCCCTTGAAGATTTTATTAAGGATAAGAATACAAAAGATGGGACAAGGGGGCGGTGCAAAATATGTGTAAGGGAATATTGCAGAAAAAATAGTAAAAGAATAAAAGAATGTCATACAAAGTATCGCATGAATAATAAAAAAAGGACATCTGAGCGTAGTAAAGAATATCGTCAGAACAATAAAGAAAAAATAAATCAATATCTTGCGGAATATTATTTAAATAATAAAGAAAAAATACTAAATAGCCATGCTATATATCGTAAAACCAATAAAGATAAAATTCAAAAAAGTAATACCATGTATCGTGAAAACAATAGAGAGAAATTTTGTATATATGAAGCTGAACGACGAGCAAAAAAAATAAACCATACGTTACTGCCCGTTGATTCTAAGATGATTTGGTTATATTATGCTGTGTGCAATGAGACAAATAATATTTTGGGCGATACATTTTTCCACGTAGATCATATCCAGCCCCTAAATAAAGGTGGTTTACATCATGAAGATAACTTACAAATTTTAGAAGTACATCTTAATTTACAGAAACACAACAAGTGGCCGTTAACAAAAGAAGAGCAAATTAAATATGAGGGGTATCGTATATGACAATCGGATTAGAAGGATTTAAGGTGAAATGCAGATCATGTGGTCTTGTATTATATGAGACCACTGAGTTCTATAACTGTCACAAACCATTAACAGGTGATATGCTTAGGTTACTCCCTCTTTACAAGGATTGGCCTACTTACGACGGATCGTTGGCGGTTGCATCAACTTTCCGCTTTCTTATGTTTTGCTCACAGTGCTCAGGATATATTTCTACAACTGGCAAATTAATTTTTGCAGACTTCCCGGATGTTAAAGTTACAGAGATATCCGAAGAGAGGTCGAAGATGGTTTGGCGGGAAACCTGTGCTCCGGTCAAGGAAGCTCACGCCTTGCATGATGAGCCAGCGATTGAGTTGAAGGATGAGGATAAAGCTGAACCTGAACCTGAACCACTCACCCCAGAAGATATGATGAAAAAGATAGAAAAAGAGGCCACTTTTTCTAGCAAAAAGAAGGGAGAATAAGCCATGCCAGCCATGAGTGAAGAATGGAACTTGTCGAACCCTCCCCCCAAAGGACATAAGGATGTTGCGGCTTTTGCAAATAACCTTTTCGAAATCTCCCGATTAGAACTCGAAAGGCTCGGAAAGCACGACGACCTACTCGCTAATTACAGCCTGTATCGCGGCAAAACGGTTGGTGGAATACTGGGCCGGTCTGCTGGTTTAACGCCCGTAAACCTTTATTTCTCCAATATTGAGCGAACCGTTGCCAATATTACCGCTCGGGAACCTGTTGGCGAGGTAGTGGATCTGGATGGCACAGACCAGGACGGAGTTGAGGATATCTTAGATTCAAAACTCAAGAAGTGGTGGAAGGAAACAAATCAGCAAACAAAGATCCGGTCTTCAGCCAGAACTATGGAGATTTACGGGATAACACTTGAGAAGCCCGGTTGGAACAAAGAGCAGGAGTGCCCGAATATTTTTATCAGTGATCCATACACCTTTTATCCTGCTCCAGGATTTTATGAGAATATCGATACAGATATTCTTTTTGCTTCCTTCACATATTTGAAATACATAAAGGCCATAGAGTCCGAATTCGGTGTTGAGAATATAGTACCAGACGAGGCCTATGATCTGCTGGGAACTGTAAGGGAGGAATACAAGGGCACGGGCTGTACTAATCTTGACGTATCGCTTACCGGTAAGTATCAAGATCCTATGACAAAGGCCGGTACGAGTAGCAAAGGAGCGTCCGATAAGAAACTTGAACGCTGTTTAGTTAAAGAGGTGTGGATCAGGGATTATAGAAAAAAGACAGTAAGCGAAGAGCATCCTGTCATTGATCCGGAAACTGAAATGCCAGAGATGGATGAGGCTGGCGAGATGGTTATCGAGAAAACAACGAAGACGGTCCAGGTGTACCCCGATGGAGTGAGGAAGATAACTATTGCCGCTACTTCCGGCGGTGATCATAACGGTTTCGTTGTTTTGGATGATTGCGCGAACCCCAACATTAACCCTGCCCTGGACCCTGAAATTGCGAAGACTACTCATCCTTGGGGCAGGTTTCCAGTTTATCATGCAAATAGTTATAAGGATCTTGTATCCTTATGGGGCTTTGCTGCCGCTGAGCAGGTTGGGGACCTTATAGTCAAGATCAATAAGATTATATCAAGACTCATCAATTACGTTATCAATGTGATGAGCCCTCCGCTTATCGTCCAAAAGCACTGTGGCATTACCAGGGAGATGATCGAAGGTCAACTCAAAAAGTCTGGTCGTTTAATACTGATGCCGACTTCCCCGAATGCCAGGATCGAGTTTATGCAGATACCGAATTTGCCAAGCACCTTTTTCCAGGTGCTTGAGGTTATTGTGGGGTTTTTCGACAGGGTATACGCTATTGAGAGTGCGGATAGAGGCCAGGCCCCGAAGGGTGTAATCGCTGCCGCCGCTATCGTGTCGTTGCAGGAGCGAAATCAGGAGTTGATGCAATCTAAAACATCGGCGGTCGAAAGCTTGGCGGAGAATCGGAGTCGGTGGTGTATAGGCCTGTACCAGAATTTTGGTACAAATGTTGAGCTGGTGGATGTCGGTGGAGATCCGAAAGAGTTTATTGGTACTGCCTTCGCTGGACGGAAATTTAGTTATGTGGTTGAGTCTGGATCTACTACTCCGAGGACCAGCCTACAGATGCAAGAAATCGCAAAGTGGTTATGGGAAACTAAGGCTATCGATCAGCGGGCCGTGCTTGAGATCATGAACGTCCCGGACTGGAAAGGGATAGTAGAAAGGACTGGGGAAACTCAGCTTGACCAGGCTTTGCAGATCCTTATTGATAGCGGTATGCCTGAAGAGGATGCATTTGAATTGAAGCAATATCTAATGCAGCCAGACCAGGGGCCGGGCGGTGAGAAAGAGAACCCTAAACAGAAGTAAAGGAGAATATCATGGAAACTTATATCGGGACTAAGATCATTAAAGCTGAACCTCAGAGCTGTCCGAGTGATCGGCATAAGTCAAAAGCCGGAGATCCTGGATACAAAGTTGAATATGAGGATGGGTATGTATCTTGGAGTCCCAAGGATGCGTTTGATGATGCATATCGCAAGATTGATTCGATGTCATTTGGTATCGCTCTTGAAGCTATGCGCAAGGGGCATAAAGTTTTGCGTAAAGGTTGGAACGGCGGTGGTATGCATCTTGAAGCCCAAGTTCCAGATTATCACAGCAAGATGTCGCATTCTTATTTATTTATTACGGTGCCTGGGTGCGAAGAGGGAGTAAGGTTACTTCCTTGGCAACCGGCTCAAGTTGATCTTTTCTCAGAAGATTGGCAAATCAAGGAGTAGAATAATATGGAAAACAGAGTACTCGAAACCGATTACACGAACAAAATTACAGTGATGGATGAACCTGGGGCGGGAGGGGCCTACCACAGATATCTCGTGACGAAAGACCAGGTATCCCTATGCTTCGTTAAATTTCAAGAAGGTCCGATAGGTGAATTCGGCGTTACTGGTTGCCAGAATGAAGATCTCCTTGCTATTGTAATTGATAGGCTTAAGTGCTTTCAGGCGGGGCCTCATGCCTGCGAAGAAAATGCGAAGGCCTTGAAGAAAGTAGAGGAAGGCCTCGGATGGTTACGCTACCGAACGGCGGAGCGTGTCAGGCGTGGAGTCGAAGGAACAGATAAAATATAAAGAGGTGATACAATGAGTGACGAAAAGAAAGTGGAAGACCAGAGCAAGCCGACAGTCTTAGGGAAAGTCGAGATATTTATATACAATGATGGCAATGTGTCAGTTACAGGACCAGTTGATAATCCTGTGGTCATGTTGAATATTTTTGGTAGAGCTATGGCCGCCGTGGCTAATCATGTTGCGACGAAGACGCCCGCTCAGCCCAATATTGTTTCATTGAATTAAGGAGAGATTATGAAAGATATTACGCTTGCTATGGGAATTATCGGTGTATTGTCAGCAGCAGCAATGATAATGGTAGGAGAAAAGGAAATTGTTACAGTGCTATCTTATACAGTGACTGCAATTTCTGCGCTGGCAACTGGCCGAGCACTGAAGTAGGAGGTTTACCGTGCCCCTTTATGAATATGAGTGTCAAAAGTGTAATAAAGTGATGGACAAGGTTTCCCCGATGGATGATTGCCCGAGAGAGGTTGAGTGTATTCATTGTAGGGGAGTAGCAAGCAAAATACTTTCCTCGACTGCCATTCAGACGGATGGCAAAGTGCCATGGCTCGCCTCCGCCTGCGATACCTTATTGACTCCGAGGGAGCCACGTCTCACTACCCGGACCGAATGGAGGGCGTGCCTCAAAAAGAAAGGTCTTATCCCTATCGGTTAAATTGAATTGAATAGAACTTGAAGCCCGCACATTGCGGGCTTTTTTTATTACCACTTATCAGACCTTTTGTTACCACTTATCGCTAACTGGTGTCGTTAAGAGGTAATTTATTGCCACTTATCCTCCTCTGATATTTCGGAATTCATAGAATAAAAAAGTCGAATCATGGCGGACTGAAAAAAAACATGGTAAATTAATTACCGTAACATTATATGTTGTAAAAGGCAAGTATTATTTTATTAAACCTTAAAAATGGGAGTATCCCTTGCGACGGCCCTAGGGAATAACGTCAACAGCAAGCGGCCCCGGAGGATGAACATGGACGACGACAAAAAAAGCACTGAAGGCAACCCCGAAGAGAATAAAGATGAACCCTATCTCGGTTCCTGGTCTAGCAAGGAAGATGCTGAGGAAGGACTCAAAAACTTGCAGGGGAAATTGTCAGATCAGGGCAATGAGTCTGGCCTACTTCGTAAGCAAGTCGAAGATGGTGAACAAAGACTTGGTGAAATGCAGGCCAAGATAGAAGCTGGTGAAAAGGCCAGTCAGATGAAAGCCTCCGATTTAGAGGCAGAGAGCGTCAAGAGTGAACAAGCAAAGATAGATAAGGAAATTAAGGACCTGGACCCTGTAGACGAAGGGTACACTCCGAAGTTGACTGCTCTCATTCGCAAGTCAAATGCTCTAGCGGCCGAAGGTCAGCATTCAAAGACCTTAGCTGCAGCAACTGCTGCGTTTAGATCAGAGCTTGACGATAGGGACATTAGGTCCGCTCATCAAACTTTCGATGAGGCAAATACTGATTTCAGGACTCCGGAAATGCAGGCAAGGATTAAGGAATATATTGCCAATGACAAAACCGGTATGTCCGATGCTTTAGTTGCATATCGGGAGATCCAGAGAGACGACCTTGCGTCGAGTAACAAGGAACTCTCTGAGCAGAACGAAGAATTAATGAAGCGTCTTAATCTGAAAAAAGGAACTGATGAAACTGGCACTGTCATTCTCAAGAGCCAAGGGAATCAGAGTCCACAACCACAAACAAAAACAACAGGAGCAGCAAGGAATGCAGGAATGCAGGCTGTCCTCGATAAACAGAGGGCATAGGCCCGCTCCTGATAGGAGTATACAATGAGCTTAATCAATCAGTTAAATGCAACTACAGAATACTTCTGGCTTCAGACTGAGCCGGTTGATATTCTCAACAAGGCTTCGGCCTTGGTGTGGCGTCTTATGGGTAACGCCATAACCCAAGATAACTGGGAAGTACAGCCTCATGAGATGGTGGACGGCGGAAAGATGGTCAAGGTTCCTCTGGAGTATGCCAACTCTCATAGGGGCAGTTACGGTGCTTCTACTGTAATTCCGCAATCAAAGAAAGATCTCTTTGACGCCGCCCGTTTTCGTTGGGCCGGTCTTATGGGTGCCAACTCCTTAAACCTGGATGATCAGGTACAGAACCAGGGGGATGCTGCAGTAATTAGCCTCACCAATCAGTATATGAAGAGCATCAAGAAGGCTGCCAGGATTCAGATGGCTGAGGATGTTATTTCTGCTGCCGCTGATAGTGAGAGTATTAATGGCCTTGGTGATCTTTTCGATACCGATGCTGCCGTTGAATACGGAAGTATCGATACAAACGAGATGGCAGATTGGAAGGCCAACGTCATCGATACCGTAGAACCTATCAGTTATGCTGTTATGCAAAAGATTTTCCGTGAAGTCAATATGGGTGACCATGCCTGGGCTTTGCCGAACTTTATTGCTACTACTGCCCTGCTTAGGGACGGCTATAAACAGAGCCTCCATCCCCAACAAAGGTATTCCGATAAGGACATGGTTAAGGCCGGTTGGCAAAACATTTGGCATGAGAGTGCTCCGATAGTTGCCGATCCGTATATTACTGCGGGCCAACTTATGGCACTGAATATGAATTACCTATCTTTAAGGAGTCATCCGAAGTTCAATTTCACGACTCCTGTGTGGGTAAGCAAGGAAGTCCTGGGGAAGCCTGACGATATTAGCGCGAACACTCGTTGGATGGGAAATCTCTACTGTAGTAACAGGAAAATGCATGTACTTCATGAAAACTTGACAGCGCCTGCATAACAAGTAATGGGGAGGGCTTGCCCTCCCTTCTATTATAAGGAGTATATTATGAGTGAAAGAATTGTTACGGTCGGGGGGCCTAATCCTACCCGTCCGTTATCGGAATTTGACCGCAATATAGCGGGCACCAAGTTCTATGTCGGGCCTAATGCGACTGGTGTCGGTGACGATGAAAGGTCAGGGAGGTCTAAGGAAAGTTCGGTTGCCACGCTTACATTTGCACTGAGTCTGGCTACTGCGAGTAAGGGAGATATTATATACCTCTTGCCGGGCCATGCCGAGACTTTGTCAACGGCGGCAGCTATCGCTATCAACAAAATTGGGGTAAGGATTGTTGGTTTAGGTATTGGAGCTTTAAGACCTACTTTTACCTTCAGTGCGGTAGACGCTACCATGACCATGACAGCGGCTTCCGGTAGCATTGAAAATGTAATAATTAAGCCATCCATCGACGCAGTAGTCTCGCCAATAGTGGTTAGCGCCGCTGACTGTAAAATCGATGTTGAGATCCAGGATGAAAGTGCGACAGTTGAGTGTGAGTGCGGAATCTTGACTACCGCCGCCGCCGAAAGATTGGACATCGATCTGAAATACAGTGGCTTTATAGCCGGTGATGCGTGTGTTAATGCAATCAGGCTTGTTGGTGTCGATACCGCAAGGATCAATGTAGACTTTTATGGGGTGGCCTCAACGTCTATTGTTGAATTCCATACCACCGCCTGCCATGACATTGATATTACAGGCAAGTTCTACAATGACGGAACCAGTTTGACTGCGAACGTCGTTGATACTGCTACAGGGTCAACCTGGTCGGTGCAGGGTTGGGACGGAAATTCAAATGCCAACTTCACCGGTGGGGATAATGCGGCCATAGCATCTGATGACATTTCTGCAATAGGGGTAGATGTGGCCGCTATCCTAGTTGACACGGCCGTTATCGGAGCATTGGGGGCCGGTCTGACAGACCTTGGTGGCATGGCAACCGGTATGAAAGGTGAAGTCCAGGTCGAGATGAGGGGCAACAAAGTTACTCATGCTGCAGGTGATCTCCTCGATACTGTGCAAAATGCGCTATTCACTATAGGAACTGGCCGAGTGCTTATATTTGGGTTGGTTGGTCAAATAAGTGGTGCCGCAATCGCTGCTGGAGCCTCCGCTACGAACTTCATCTATAATCCAACAACCGGTACTGATTCCGATCTATGCGGTACCTTGGACATTGATGCGGATGAAATAAATTCCATCTATTCGATGACTGGTACTCCAGGTGACGCGCTGACCGGTGGAACTGACGGCCATGCTGTTGGGATGATAGCTCCAATAATTTTAGATACTGGGACTATTGATGTTGTATCAGCCGCTAACTCTGGCAGTGGTGGAGCGCTTCTTACTACTGACATCTGGTGGCTTCCACTCGATACTGGTGCGACCCTAGTGTCTACCTAAACCCAAAACCTGGAAGAGGAGCATACCTCCTCTTCCTTGTAAGGAGTAATATATATGAAGGATTTATACATAGTCCTTGAGGTTGCCGCGACTACTACACAGGTTTTCTATTCCCCTGTTCCATGTAGAGGGAATGTGAATTCTGTGAAAGCTGTATACGACGCCGAGATGGACGCAGACGAGACTATTACTATCGGTAGGGGGGTAACCGCCGTTAACCTGGTGACTCCAACAGATGCCCTGGCCGCTGGTAATATTGTAGACGGTGTACCAGATACCACAAACAAGGCCCTGATCTTTGACCCTGACTCAGATACGGCAGCCAACAAGGTGCTAAAGATATCTATCCCCAATACGGTTGATACCGCTGGGACCATGGTGCTACTCGTTGAATATGACGATGGTGCCTATGTAGAGCAGGCTGCTTCAGAGGCATAATAGAGAGGATAAAATGAAGACAATAACTGTTACAAGAGAACTCGACGGCGGAGGCTCGGAAGTTACATACATTCCAGTCCCTTGCCGTGGGAACGTGAATTCAGTAAAGGTTGTCAGCGATGCCACTATGGTAGATACAGGGACTATTATAGTAGGGAGGGCCGGTGATACAGTCAACTTGGTTACTGCACCAACTGGTAATGCTGCCGCTGGAGTCGTGGTTACTGGAGTGCCGGACAGCACAAACAAGGCCCTGATCTTTGACCCTGATTCCGATACTGCAACAAGCAAGGTCCTGAAGCTTACGGATGATGCTACCCTACATGGTGGGGCAGCGACGGTAGTTATCGTGATCGAGTTCGATGACTCGGCATACGTCGAGCAGACTGCTTCAGAAGCATAGTAAAGTTCGCCCCCCTTCGTGAAGTAATGGACGAGGGGGAGCATACAGTTTGCGGAGTAGCCAAGGGGTAAGGCACCGGGTTCATATTCCGGTAATCGTGGGTTCGATTCTCACCTCCGCACCCTACCAAGGTGGATTATGTTTAGATTTAAGGATATTTTTTTGCTTGTGCCTCCCATGCCTCCTATCCATGGTGATAAGGAAAAGGTTGGTCTTGCGTCTCAAAGCAGCAAGGCTGGCTGCAGGAGCCGAGATTAGAGATGAGGTATCTGTTTTAAAGGAGAGGCATGTTTGTAGCAGAAGACCTACAGAAATTTTTTAATGAGTCTCCCGGACCCCGTATTGGTTTTAAGGGCCTATGCCATGATTGCGGGAAGCTTGTTGTTATTAAGATGGACATGGATCGAGAGGGCAAGGTAACTATAAGCGGAGGGGCCTTGTATAATGCTCAGACAGGGGCGACCGAAGCAGACAAGAGTTTTTTTCTGAAGTGCGATGCTTGCTTTAAAGAAAATCCAACCTTGCAAAATTATCGGCCATGTGACACCTATTCCAGGGTAGTTGGATATCTTCGTCCAGTCTCTGACTGGAACGAGGGCAAGCGTGAGGAATACAAAATGCGTAAGACTTTTGAGGTATAATGGCTACTCTCTCTCAACTCACCGCAGCTATACAGAGTGTCGTGCAAGACGATTCCTATGAAGATTTAATCGCTCGAATAAACGATGCTGTCAATAACATAGCGGGCGGTATCCGGATGCCGGACGGATGCACGAGTCCACCTCTACCAGACATGTATCTAACTGCTACCGTCTCGACTACATCTGATGCCTATGTGGATCTTCCGGAGAATTACCAACGCGGTCTTTTTTATGTAGTGGATTCTTCAGGGGACCGTATCTTGCCGCCTGACGGCGGCAACTATTACAGCTTCATGCTGTTCCTGAATCATTGTTACAAGAGGGACTTGACTGAGAAAGGATCGGTAGTGAGCGTATGCGTCAAAGGCAAAAAGCTTTACTACCAAGGCATACCGCTTGCCGCAGAGGATCTTTTGATATCGTATTATGGAAAGCCTACAGAGATTACCGCCGCCGACGATGAGCCTGATGGGATACCAGATCACCTGCAGCTTAGACTCATCAAACACTGGGTATGCAAGGAAATATTTGGGGAAGGTTTAGAGGATGGCGCGGAGGCCCACGGTACGGGAACAAAATATCATACAGACAAATTCTATACAGCTATGATAGATCTCATTGATTTTATTGGTACAGATGCCGAGCCAGAATATTATGGTTCAGACGACAACAGTGATTGCCATATAGGATATTAAATGAAAAATGAAAAGTTAGCAGAGAAAAAGAGAGGCGGGCTAAACAAACCAAAGGCCAAAAAGAAGAAGAGCTTCTGGGGCAGTATGTTTGAGAAAGATGCCTCTGCTATGTCGAAGCGCAGAAAGGCTCTCGATGATGCCCTAAATTACTAATGGCAAAAAGCAAACCACTCCTGAGAGGATCTACCGGACTCAATACCGTAGATGATCCGACTCGGATAAATTATAGTTCGAAGTCTGGGATCTCCGATCTTGCGGTCGCTGTAAACGTAAGCCTGTCTCCATCTGGGAGAATAAATAGGAGAACAGGTAAAACTCTAAAGATTGCCCTGGCATCTCATAGCCTTTTCTGCGATGGTGGGGATGGCGTTTTTGTACATGACTCCAAGCTCTACCTTCTCGAAACAGATTTCAGTTATCGCCTGTTGTGTGGGCTATCGAATAACAACTCCATGGCTTATACTCAGATCGAGGATCGTATTTATTATACCAATAACCAGGACCTGGGCTTCGTCGAGGGTGGCATAAGGTATTCATGGGAAAAGACTACTGCATATGTGGGGCCAACGACGCAGAGGACTTTTACAGGTCCATTCGCAGGGAATCACCTGGCCTACCATGGTGGCCGGGCCTATATTGCCAAAGGCCCTATATTGTGGTGGTCAGAGTTAGGGGCTATGGACTGGTTTGATATGGCCAGGAACTTTGTGCAGTATGGCACTAATATTCGGATGGTAAAGCCGGTAAGCGACGGACTCTATGTGTCAACTGAAAGAGAAATTTACCTTTTAGCTGGCCTAGTACCACATGAATTTACACAGGAAAAGGTAACAAACTTCCCAGCCCTGGAGTGGTCTGATGCAATAGATTATGTCAGCGGATCTGATGTACCTGGATTTCAGATAAGCGCGCCATGTGCCTTGTGGACTACCACCGAGGGTGCGATGGCCGGATGTCCTGGTGGGCTCGTCGTAAACCTCAACAAGAAGAAAGTAGTTTATCCCCAGGGGACCATAGGCAGGTCTCTCTTGAGGGGTCTAAATTTTATACATACCATAGAATAAGGAGTAAATTATGGCTTTTAGATTTTCAACTAAAGTACGAAATGATATGCTAGGGAAGAAGGCTGAGTGTAATGCCCTGCTTTATAGTGCGGCTGGGATAGCGCTTGTAGAAGGCGGCGACGGCCCTGATTCTATCACCTTAGCCGCCGGTCTTAGTGTCTTTGAAGTTGGTGACATGATTACTGTAGCGCTCGCCACTGACGGTGACGACGATGGTACCTATGAGGCTATTGCTGTAACAGATACTGTGATTACACTGCCTGCTGGAAGTTTCACAACTGGACAGGTTGCAGGTACTCCAATAAATCTCGGTTCAGCTCGCGGTGGATCTCTTGTTGACCAGTTTCGGAATGGTACCATGACAATTCGTACCGGAACTCAGCCAACCAGCGCTGATGACGCAGAGACTGGATCAGAGCTTATTCAGATTACTGAATCAAGTGGAGACTTTGTGGCTACCGAGGCCACCAACGGTATCAATTTTGGTCAGGTTGCAGACGCCGAGCTCCATGCTGCACTTGGAGAAGTGTGGTCTGGAAAGGCTGGTGCAACTGGTACCGCTGGTCATTTTAGGATTTACGCTAACGACATGACTACCGGAGCAAGCACTGAAAAAGCTCGTATTGATGGAGCTATTGCAACATCGGGATCACAAATGAATATGGCGAATACGTCCATTACTGATGGCGGGACTACCACCATTGATGAGGTTGATATTCCATTGGCTGAGAGCGCATAAGGAGGTATTATGGCTGTTGTATTAACACTCTCAAATCACTACAAGTATCAGTTGATGAGGAAAAAAATTGACCTCTCGGCTGATGACTTGAAAATTATATTGATGGACGATACCTTTGCTTTTGATAAGGATGCCCATGCCACTCTCGCCGACATAGACGATCACCAGCTCGCTACAGCGGGAGGGTACACCAAAAATGATGAAACCTTGACAACTCCGGTTTTAACAGAAGACGACGGCAACGATAAAGGACATTTTGTCTGCGATGATCCTTCATGGACGGCTACGGCTGGGGGTATAGGCCCAACCGGTGCGGCCTGTATAGTGGATTTCTCAGCTCTCGATGATGTTGAGTTTTTTACTACAGCTGAAGACCGAACTTTTACCGCTGGTACAAGTCACTGGGCAAATGTTGATTTAGGCGGATCGTTCGACGAAACCACTGACCTGAGTCTAGTTGCAACTGTCGTGGGGCAATATTGTGCGATTACCTTCACTGATATCGGGACTGCCTTGATTTCAGGTGGGCGGTATAGGTTGCAGTATGATTATGCCCAGACAGAAGCTGGGTATGAATTCAAGCTAAATGGTGTAGCTCTCCAGGTTTTAGGCGATGCAGTGGTGGGTACAGATCAATACATTGACTTCGTTGCCGATGAAGCTTATGCCACAACCGATGAGCTAAGGATCTATTCAAAAACCGGAGCTGCCGCCGCCGGAGATTTTGATAATTTCTCCATTAAGCAAATAGCGACGGTAATCGGATGTATAGATTATGGAGAGGATTACACTATACCCGATGCGAGTGCCTTTGTAATCAAGGATATCGAAATAGACAATACCTAACTGAGGCTGACGGAGATTAAGAAGTGGCTGAAGTAATATGTCTATCACCTTTTAGTACAGCGGGGAGTATTGATGCCTCTTTTAGGGTAGAATTGCTCTCTGTCAATAGTCCTGATCTTGTTACCTGGAATCCCTTAGATACATACAACGTCAATGTTGTTTTATCTAATGGGAATTTAACCTTGAGCTATTCTTCTGATACAGAAGGATCGGCGCGCTCGAATAGGTTTGTATCTAAAGGAAAGTGGTATTGGGAAATAAAGATTGATTCAGACAGTTCTCCCTATGTTCACAACATAGGAATATCTGAGATTGATGGTGTACCGAGACCGCCCGGTCGTTCGTCAGGCGTTCATAGCTATGGATTTGAAGAAGATGGGGACGTATGGTATAAGAACAATCAGTATTCGTACGGGAATTCACATGGTCAGGGCGATACAGTAGGGGTAGCTCTCGACCTTGATAATGGCAAAATCTGGTGGGCTGTAAATAATGTATGGCAAGCATCCGGTGATCCTGAGTTAGGGACAAGTCCTGCTTTTACGGGTATATCCGGTTCTTTTGCCCCAGCCTTTGGCGCTTCTTATTCTCCTGTTATTACAGGTAGATTTAAGTCAAGCGATCAAATATATTCTCCACCGGTCGGATTTAGTGCTATTGAGCTTCCGAGAATTTTCGATCCTTACGAAACCGAAAATATTTTATCTGTAGGTGTATTACAACCAGGGTACATCGGTTTAGATGAAGCCTTTTCTGCTGTAGCATCACTATCAAGCGCAGGTATCCAACAGGAAATTATTGCAGGTGCGCTTACCGCTACGGCCACCGGACAAGCCAATATCCAGGTTGAAATATCCGGCTCTGCACTCTCGGCAGTTAGCGGTTTCACCTGTGATCATTGTTTTAATTATGCTCAAATAAGCGCTTACGCTCCCACCCCGACATGTGCAATGTCGGCTGTTTTCAGGTATGCCAGGATAGACGCTGTATCCCCCACACCAACAGCAAGTTTTACCATAGGCAAAAATTTAGTAGGCAGTAGCCCGGTTCCAGACTTTACCTGCACCGCTTACCATGGCAGGAATCCGTCATTGGCAGCAAACGCTCCGTGCCCAACCTGCTTGATGAGGGTAGGTCTCAGTCTTAGTGACATTGCTACCATATCTCGAAAAGCCGGGGTCCCTGTACCGACCTGTATCATGACGGCTGATACTCATCACCTCACCACTATATATGGCAAGGTACCGGTCCCCACTATCACCTGCGTAGGTGACACAGAGAATATCGCAGTTATCTCGGCTACTGTCCCAGCCCCGACCGGATTATTTAGTATTACTGTAGGTAATGTTGCTAATATCCTTGGCAGGGCACCATGCCCCACCTGTGTAATGATAGCACTGACGGGGCAAGTTGTTAAATTGGCGGGGAATGCTCCGATACCCGGTGACTTGGTGCGTTTTTATGCATCTCTAAAAAATGATACCATAACCCTGGCAGGAACAGTCCCGACTCCGACCATGATATCTTGTGTCAGTGGCTTAACGAGTTCAATTCTGAGACATATTAGAGGTGAGATAAGATAATGGCTATTATAGGATACGCCCCTACACCTACTGCCAGCTTTACAGCTTCTTTTGTGCCATATAGTTCAAATATGTATGTCCTGGATTATGCCATACAGCCCGGAGGTACAACGCAGTATATCGATTATGATATGAACTCTATGGTAAAGTTTGGCGATACCTTCCTGGGGGCCTCCCCAGACGGCATATATGAACTTGATGGGGACACCGACGACGGTGACGGCATAGGGGCTTATTTCGAGCCTGTTGTTACAGACTTTGGAATCAATAATCCGAAGAAAGTAAGATTCATGTTCCTCGGATACGAGGCTGAAGGAGACCTTATAGTAACTCTCGGAGATAACCGATCTTGGGTATCCGGGACTGTTGATTCAGTGAGGACCGGCCAACAGTGGCGCAGGATAACAGGGGTACGTAATGTAAGGGGCAGATATTTAACTTTTAGAATATCGAATGTGAATGGCTGTGACTTTGGTATTGATTCTATAGATGTTGCGCTTGTTGTGATGCCGAGAGGATTCAAGGTATGACAACCATACCCTATAAAATAACATTGGATGGTGACAAGGATTACGCCCGGAATTTTATAGGTGCTGCTCAAAGTCAGATGCGAATTCTGGAAAATCAGATGAGTTTTCGGAATCTTAAGCAGGGTGTAAGGTCGAGGCCACTCGATCAGAGGACTACAGTTGAAGCAAGTGTTTGTTTTGATCTGAAAGAAGTTAAGATATACAGTGAACCGATTAAGAAGATAAGAGAAATAGAAGAGGAGCTATTGGGAATCGGGAGATTTTTTGCTAAAGTTCGGAGAGGGGGACTTTATGGTGAAACTAAGTTTTATTGGATAACCTTTACAAAGAATAGTGAAGGGAACACAAAAATTAGCGCAAGCTCTGCCGGATCGTCGAGCGAAATATTAGGTAGAATGTCGGCTATACCATATACAACCTTAAGAGCTACTCATTCTTTTACAAAATCCTTTATGGTTGAAAATGATAATAAGAAGGAAGAACGATGGGTAGCAGCACCACATTTGCTTGTTAAAGAGGAAGTGAGTCAAGAAGGTCAAAAATTTCTTACTGAGGTATTTAATCCTTTAGGATATCCTTATGTACAATCTGATTTAATAGGAGACGATCCAAGATATTATCCATTGCCGCCTCTTTTTAATCCCTTCGGTTATGACTTTCCGACACATCCAACTCCACCGAACAGATTTTACTGTAATGTCGACGGGCGTAAAATGGTGTGGTATTCTTGTTATAGTGTTTTAGACAATACTAACCCAAGTGTTCCTGTACTTGTACATTATTGCTTTGGTATAATTTTAACCTTAACAGATAATATGGCGGTCAGAAATTATTTTTCTCCCGGTTCAGGTACAGCGTATCAAGAAATAACTGATTCAAAGACAGGTAAAGAACTTATTAAAACATTTAATTGTTATTCAGCGGAAGCCGACGATAAAGGATTCAAGAGTCTTTGGTATTATGAGAAGCCCGATCCTGATTGTAATCCTCTTGATCCTCCCATTGACCCTATGTGCGGAGCAGATGCAGATGTTCCGTATCAAATGTTACTTGATGTAAATAGTCTAGATGAAGAGACGTTAGAAGTTTTTGTGCCCTGGAATGAACGCCCAACTAAGTTTACTGTAGATTTAACAGGCTCATCGGTTGGGACTACAGAAGAGGATCATACCTATGAAGAGGTAACCGAGACCCAACATTGGTATTGGACTGGAGATGGGTTTGAGCAAAAGAAATTTGCAAACCTTGAATATAATGAGATCGAAAGTGGTGTAGTAAAGTCTTCAGCTAGTCCAATTCCAATGGGTTCCACGCCTGGTTGCGGAGGTACTGGTCTTAGAGTATTAACTGCTTTAGGTCATGCACCTTCTGCTGCTCAAGCGAGTCCGTGTACAGGCGGATGCTCAGGTAAAGTAGGGAATTATACAGAAATATTTCAGGGCACATGGAGTAGAACCTGTTATAGATCACCAGGGGGTACTAAATTCCACAGAGAAACAATATATGAGATTTTTGTGCCCGGGAAAACAGCTAAGATGACTTCCAGAGATTGGGAAATTGCAACTGTACAAGGTAAAAGTAGCGACGTTGAGTATTGCGTGGCCAGTTGGGGGAATTGTGGTACCGTATATGTAGACGGTGTTGCGTATACGGAATGGGAACTCCACTGTTCTAAATACTCAAGTGGCCGAGCGTGTCTAAGATATATTGCGGAAGAATTAAAACAAAAAATTGCAGATAGCTTTAATGCAGATTGGTGTAGTCCCAACGTAGCCTTTATTGGTGCTACAAAGGATAGGATTTTTGTCGATGCATTTGAAGAAATGGGAAGGATTTCTTATGATTGGTCAGACATAAATGGTACGAATAAACGGTATTTCGGAATTCCTGAGTATGCAAATTTATCGGAGGATAAGGTTTTCGCTGATAGTTACTGGGGAGAGGGCACGAGTGGAATCGACGGCTGCAATTATGGTTTGCCTGCATCTTCATTTTTACCTTACCAGGGTGTAGACTTATGGGGTACTCCGGTTGATTCGGTAGAATTTTCAGGTGTTACTTCAATATCAGGTTATTCGCCCGATTGTCTTCAAACTGCATTAATAGACAGTAGTCAGAATCGTAAAAAAACAAGTAACAAAAATACGCTCGATGAGCCATTAGTTTTGCAATATCAAGTTGATGGAGAGGGATCTTTCAACTCTACTTTGTTTAACAGAACTTATTACCTTGATGACAGATCGTCTAACGATAGCGAAGGGCTTCTTGTCGCTGCTAGAGGAGCTGAGGTAGCTGATTATGAATTGGACGAAGAAACTTTAACCCCCGGAGATCCAATATTTAATGTTGCAAGATGGAGTGCAGTTTATAAATTTCCTGGGGAAGATTCTTTTAATGTAGTGACTGATGAACTTTTAGAAGCGTTGCGTTGTGATGTTTCCGAACTTATAGAATTAGGATTGATATAAAGAAATTAATAAACGGTCATTATATAGATGGATCAAACGATCAGTTGTTGGTGTATCTTTATGAACGACCGAATATGATAAAAGAGGTGAAAAAATAATTATGAGTACATGGGTTCCAACCGAAGAATGGGCATCAAAAGAAAAGAGAACTTTTACTACTCCAGACACAAATATACCGACTCAGGTCGAAAATAGATTCGATAAGTGCGAAGAGTTTGCCCAGACTGCCTTTGATAATTCTCAGGATTTTATTAATGATTTGGATCGTTTTCTCAATGATCTTGAGCCTGGTTCTCTGTTTGGCTCTGATCCCCCCCCGGGCGCGATGGCTGATGTACATGATTCTGGTATTGAGCATAAAGAATTTGAACTCCCACCAGATCTTGGAGATATCACTGATTTATTTACCGAAATCCCAACAAATGATACCCCTGATCCCATATGGGTTGATGTAACCCCTATTACAGCAGAGGACATTCCTTCTTTTAATGAAATAGCACCAAGAGTCACAGCGGTAGCCCCTGAGCATGACTCGATAACCGCTCCGAGTGATCCAGACCCTTTAGAGACTATAGATTATCCATCTGAGCCGGATGATAAGAAACCAGTTCCCCCGAGAGAACCTGACCCTGTTATCTTTCCTCCAGCCCTGAATATTAGCATAGACCCCTTTGACAAAGGCTTGACACCAACATGGATACCGGGTATGCCAGAGAATTTTTCATACACTGAGGCTGATTATAGCTCTGATATATGGGCCGATCTGCTTGCAAAAGTCCTAAATGATATCAGAAACGGTGGCACTGGCCTTGGAGCATTGGTTGAAGAGGAGCTTTATGATAGGGCCTTAGCTAGGCAGGAGACAGAAAACCAGAGGCTATACCATGAGGTCGAAGATTACTTTGAGGCTCGGGGGTTCACCTTACCGGTAGGTGCAATGGCCGGGCGCCTGGCCGAGGCCGCAAGGGAGATATCCAGGAATAATACTGAGATCAACTCGAAGATAACTATCGACCAGGCCCAGCTTGCTCAGACCAATACTCATTTTATGATTGAGCAGGGTGTAAGGCTTGAGGGAATGCTCAGGGATTTCTTTAATCAGCAGGCTACGAGGTTACTTGATGCTTCCAAAGTTATTGCAACAATAGGGATCGAGATATTTAATGCTGAGATAAATAAATTTAATGCCGAGGTCCAGCTTTACCAAGCAAGGGGTGCAATATATGAATCGGAGGTTAGGGCATCTCTTACCGAGGCCAATATATATAAGACACAGGTTGAGGCCTGTGGTGTAAAGGCGGATGTAGAAAAAAATGTTGTTGCTAGATATGCAGAGAGTGTAAAAGCGTATAAGACAATTTGGGAAATATATGCTACAGCAATGGACGCAGCAAAAACAAAGGCTGCCGTTGAGAAAATAAAAATAGAAAACTTTAGAGCACTGGTAGAAGCTTATATTGCCAGGATAGAGGCTGACAAATCAAAGTTTGTATCATATGGTCTTGAGTTAGAGGGTTCTCATACAGAAGCTTTGATTTATTCAGAACAAGTCAGGGCACATATGCTCAAAATTGAAAATGTCAAAGTTGGGGCTGAGATTGATTATAAAGTTTCTGATTTAGATTTAAAATTAAATCAAGAAAAAACGGAACAATATAGAGCTCAATTAGATGGTTATAGTACTGAAGTTAATGCAATAGATGCTGGAAATACAAAATTATTAGATGCTTTTAGAGCAGAAGCAACGGCTTACTCCGCAGAAACAACGGCTTATGGTACACAATGGGCTGCACAAATTAAACAGATGGATGTATTTGTAAGCGATGCTCGCCTCCAGCTTGATGAAGCTATAGCCAAGTCTCAGGCTGCCCTGGGCGGCTTCAAGGCTGTCAAAGAGTTACAGATTGTAGGAACTAAGGGTATAATGGATGTAGGTGCTCAACTCGCAGCATCTGCGATGAATGCCATTAATGCCAATGCTTCACTCGGCTTTGGGCAGAATGTGAGTGAGGGTGAATCGTGGAATCATGGTGAGTCAATATCTGAATCCCACCCATATGAAGAGATATCAACAGCGCCAGCGCCAGCGCCAGCGCCAGCGCCAGCGCCAGCGCCAGCGCCAGAGGAGTAAAATATTATGCCGACTAATTTAGGAAGAAAAATAAGAGAAAGCTTGGTTTCTAATTGGGAAACTCCCCAATTAGTTAAGGATATAGGGAGAGCCGGTAAAATGGCCGGTACAGCCCTAGGAGTAGCTGGATCTACTATATATGATCCGGTTAGCGTCGCCACCGAATATGTTACTGGTGTAAAGACTCCGAGAGTTATGGGAGAAAATGTAAAAGCTTTCAAGCGTGCGTGGGGTCTAGATGAGAAGAAAAAAACAAAAAAGATTTCAGCACCTTCGGTAAAGCCTGCTGCTGTAAGCAAACCTGCAGGAAAATTGCCTTCTAAGAAAAGCAGCGCAACAAGGCCTAGGGCTCCTCTTTATACCAATGTGCCCAGTAGAATTGGTGAACCAGGGGCTACAGCGGTTCAAGACCCTGCCAGAACTGATAGATTTTCTAATGTTGGTAGTTTCAGCTTCGCTAAAGAAAGACCTGAAAAGGAAACATATACTCCCTTACCATTAGCTGAGGCTGCCGAGAAAGGCAGGGCCTTTGGTTATACTGGTGAGCAATACAATGTTTTGCAAGGGAGTGCCTTTGCTAGGAGACAAAGAGAAGGAAGAGAGGGTGCCAGGGGCATAGAACTAGAAAGAGAAAAGGGCCGTCAGGCTAGGGCAAGTTTAGTATTAGAACAACCCGAGTATAAAACAGGGACATATGAAAAAGATTTTGAAAAATATCCATACACAGTTGATCCAAAGGGGAACGTAAAATTTCATAAACCTCCAAGTGATGCTACAGAAGGGGGGTTAGGAAAGGACAAAATATACAAAGATGTGCTTCCTGCCGAAAAAGTTATGAAAATGTCGAAGGCTGAGAGTGGCCCATATCTGGATTGGTTACAAAAAAATCACAAGGATCAATTCTTGGCTCTCGCAAAAACGTTGAGAATGGAGCTGTAGCAGGTTAGATAGTAGCATAAGAGTGTTATATGTAGTAAAATAGTAGGAGAAAAGATGCCAATATCTCAAGACATATTAAGCAGATTAGATAGGGGAGTATCGGAGATCGAAGCTACCGGATACAAGGGAAGCGATGTTCCCGATAGCAGAGGAACGCCACCCCCCTCAACTAATTGGTTGAGTGACCGCCTAGATACTGGTGTAAAGGAAATAGAGACTGGTAAAAAAACTTTATCTACCCCCGGTATCTCTGCTGAAAAACCTGTACCTGATATCAGCAAACCGAAGAAATTTGGTTTTATGGAAAAGTGGAGGGAGGTAAAAAAAGAGGGTATTGTACCCTTTATACCTTTTGTATCCGGTGCGAAAGAAGTTAAGGACATAGCTCATATTGCATCTGCTGCCCATAGATTAGACAAAGGGGAAGCTACAGATGAAGAAAGGGCAGACCTCCTTGAATTTGTTCAAGAAGCAAATAAAGATACCACCTTCGGATACAAAGTTCTTGATGTAGTTACCGCAATGCCTGCCTTTATGGGGGAATTTCTTGCAACAGGCGGAATATATGCTGCTGGTAGGAAGATAGGGACAAAGGCTGCGACAGGTGCTATCAAGAAATATCTAGGTAAAACAGGTGAAGAATTATTAAAGAAAAAAGTTGGTAAAGTCGGTATTAAGATAGCAGGTGGCGTGACCGGGGCTACCCTGCAGACACCCTTTATGGGTGGGCCGAGGATAGTAAAGGGGACCATAGAGAGATCACTTCCGAAACTCAGATTGTCTGAATCGGAGAGGGGTGATTTGGGAGTATTGATAGCAGGCGAGGGGGAGGATCTTTTACCGGCTACCTTAAAATCATTAGGCGACCAGTGGGCTGAGACTGTATCCGAGCATAGCGGCGGTTTTTTTGGCATACTTGGGAAAGAAGCCAAAAATGCTGTAATCAAGAGTGGCTTACTCTCTGCTTTCATAAAAGCAAACCCCAGCAAGGCACCCAATAAGGCTATCTCTGCTTTCAGAAAAATGGGATACCATGGGGTCCTGAATGAGATGGCAGAGGAGCGGTTAGGGGAAGTTCTCCGTGCTGGTATAGGTGTACAGGAGTATAGTTTACCGACGATAGAACAACTTGGGGTAGAGCTTGTCTCCTTTTCTGTCCCCGGAGTTGTCCAGGGTCTGGGTGCTAGGGCATTCAAGGATAAAGATGATGTTGACAAACTTAAGGAAAATATTCTTAATAATATAACAGCAAAGTATAAAGAAGGCAAAGATCCTGAACTGGCTATATCCTCAGTTATAGATGGTTACAAAGGCCAGCTATTTAATGATACAGATTTGGAAAAAATATCAAAAGAATATCCAGAATTAAGGGACGATATAGAGACTGCGAGGGTATATGCAAAAACAGAGATCGTTAAAGATGGATTGTCTGAAGCGATAGAAAATGGTCTCACAACCGGAGAGTTAGACGGCCAGCCTTTCACTGAGGATAATGCCCTTGATTTCATACGCCAGGGCGTGGCCGGTGATATTTTCACAAAAGAAGATATTGAAGGATTTAAAGAAAAATATCCAGGTCTCAGGAGCGGCCTAAATACTCTTATAGCGGTACAAGTTGAAGAAGAGGTACAACAAGCTTTTAGTCCTGAGCTTGCGAAATCTCTCAAAGGCATGGAAGCCTTGCCACCTGGTCAGGGGTTTGAGCTTGTTGAACCGAAACCTGAAATCAAAGTTCGGCCCAGAGACCTTACATATCTGAAGGGCCAAGATTATGTAGCTGGCGAGCAGGCTCCAGAAGATCTTGAAGTTGAATATAAGCCTATTTTACGTAAAACCGTAAAAGGCGACATGCCATGGCGCACAAGGGCAGGGGCCGAGAATGCCCTAAAGTCTGATAAGTTCAAAGATAAAGGTGTATCACTTGCAACCCATAAAGTAGTAGCAGTAAAAGGTGGGTTCCAGATTATAAATATCAAAGGAAAAGGCGAGGCCCCAGATCGTGGAGTAAAAAAAGAGGAGAAAGGAAGCCTGCTTTCCTGGGTTCGTGCCATGGGAGGCATCGGTGATAAAACATTACTCGGCGAGCAAAGGGCCTTGCATAGCAAAGAATCTGGAGTGGTCGGCTTAGTGAGTAAGAAGGGTACACCCTTTGATGAGATGGCTAACTTGGCAGTTGATGAAGGTTGGATATCAAAGCCTGAAGATTTCATGGAAACCCTACAAAATGATATCTTCGCTCAAAAAGAAGGCAAGCCGAGAGCGCAGAGGTTAATCGATATTGCTGCAAGAGTTGAAGTTGAAGAACAAAAGAAGGAATTTGATAGAGCAGAGGCTGAGGAGCAGGAATATTTAGCTGCACAATCAGAGATAAGGAGGCTTGATGAAAAACGCGCAAAAGAGATTGAAGAAAGCACTCGCAACGAAGTTGAAAACGAAAATCCAGACCTGGAAGGACTTAAAGAAGATGAGGGATTCGCAGAGTTCATAGAAAATTGGAGTGAGAAGGAAGCTCTCGATAAAGAGACCCTGGCCGAACTTGAGACTTGGAGGGCCGGGCAAAAAGAGAAACCGGAAGTAGCCGAAGAGAAACCGGAAGTAGCCGAAGAGAAACCGGAAGTAGCCGAAGAGAAACCGGAAGTAGCCGAAGAGAAACCGGAGGTAGCCGAAGAGAAACCGGAGGTAGCCGAAGAGAAACCGGAGGTAGCCGAAGAGAAACCGGAGGTAGCCGAAGAAAAACCGGAGGTAGCCGAAGAAAAACCGGAAGTGACGGAGGCCAGAGCCACTGAGGCTGTTAGCCAGATTGATCTCGTAAAACGATATTTTGAAGAAACCGGAGAGAAGATCGAAGAGGGAGAACTCGATAAAGTAAAAGAAAGATATCCTGCGGAGTGGTATAGATTAGAGAAAGCAGATGCCGACAAAAAAGAATTGTGGGATAAGTTGCCAGAGAGTTTCCGCAGGAATCGTGGAATCAATGAATATACTGTAGAGGAGCTTGAGGAAAAGATAGCCAAGCCGGTCGAGGCCAAGCCGGAAGTCGAAGACCCAATATCTTCCCTCCTCTCTTCCAAGAAGAAGGCCGGCGTAAAGTACGAAATGAAAATGATGGTCTCTGAAACGGGTGAGACCGTTACAGTAACAAAGGACGCAGGAGTAGCACTGAGAGAAACAAAAGAAGAGCTTGACAAAATGAACAAATTTCTGGAATGCCTGATATGAAGACTATCTCCAAAAAAGATTTAAATAAGCTGAAAGGTAAAGGCTGGGAGTTGACTCCTGACAGTAAAAAGGCTATACATAACCAGAATATGGCCGCTATGCGATCTAAACAGGTCGAGGCTATAACGAACCTTTCTGAGAGTGTGGACGGCATAAAGGATGCTTTGCGGGCGGACACTGGGAAAGATTATACCCCTATCATTAATAGACTCATAAATTCGATTAGTGAAATAAAAATAGAGCCTGCTCCTGTATCGGAGCAAAGGGATTACAAGTTTATCGTGAAGAGAGGCCAGGACGGTCTTATAACAGAAATTGAGGCTGTAACAAAATGACAGCAATTAGAATAATAGATAGTCATTTAGAGCTTGCAGATATAGGTGCCAATACTCACGCTCAGATAGATACTGAACTGTCGTCCTTGAGAGATGTATCAAGTGCCGCAGATTCTCCTATGATAATATCCGGCGGGGAGATATCTCTAGGAACTGCTGCCAACACCTTCAAGGTTGCAACACTCACTGCCATGCTTAGATCAGCCGACAGTTCTACCGGGGATCTTGTTGCGGTATCCCTGGCCGAGCAGGACAGCCAGGAGATAACGTTAGCGGAGACCATTTATAGGGTAATTCTTAATTATGGTGATGGCACACCTACCATAAGCATAGGGGTAGATAACCCCTACGATACTGATAAAAGAAATATCCCTATCGGGAGAGTCATGAGGGATGGAGGGGGTGTTGTCCATTATCTAAGTAGTGGTCATAGATTACAGGACGGAGTTGAGAAGCTACACGAAAGGGCCAGGGCAGTGCGAGACGTGGAGCTTCAGAGTGGCTCAACCATAGCCTATTCAGGTGTGGACAACTTCACGATGACCGAAGGGATAGCGTATGCAGGGATAAATAGATTTGAGCTATCCTCCTATAATTCAGCGGCAGTAACCTTTGTTCCTATTTATCGGGCTGGTGGTGGTGGAGGCTGGACCGAGGGTGTAGCATCAAATACGATAGATACAGCCCACTATGACGACGGTGATGGAGGCCTCGGTGATATAGGGAACAATAAGTATGGTAATTTCTGGATCTACAAACACATAGAAGATAATCACGTTTATGCCCTTTATGGCAGAGATTCTTATACCTTAGCAGAGGCAGAAGCAGCAGGCGAACCATCGCACCCAGATCATTTGAGCTACTTCGGCCTTCTTATCGGAAAAATAGTAGCTCCTAAGCTTGGTGGCAGTTTCTCCTTGATACAGATGGTAACGGATTCTCACTTCACGGCAGTAGCTGCATCTGAGCATAACAACCTTGGAGGCTTGCAGGGTGGGACCCTGGCTGAGTATTACCATCTTACAGCGGCTGAACACACAAACCTGGCAGGATTTTTAGCTAACGATCAATATATCCTGGTTGATGGTACCAGGGATATAGTAAAGGACCAAAACGACATAACAAACCTGGTAGTCGATAATGGTACAAATGGTTTGGCGGCCAAGGCTGCTTTTAGGGCGCAGTCTGACGGCGGTAGTGTGTCCCTTAGTGCCCTGAGTGGTGGACATTTAACGAGTTTTCAGTACAAGACAGATTCGGCATTGTTAGAATCCGATGGAAACTTGACCGGAGGATTACACCTATCTGCGGTATCTGGAGAGATAGGTTTCTGGCAAGGGAATACTCGAAGGGGCTCTATCTGGAGTGATGGCAAGTGGAAGATAGGGAGTGGTATCCCTACCGAGATATTAGATGTCGGTGGCAATATAGCTGTCAGCGGAACAGTAGACGGGATCGATATATCTGGGATAGAGGCCGGAGCCACCGCCGATCAGACGAAAATCGATATTGACGGCCTCGGCCTGTCTCATGACAGTTTGGTAGATGTTTCGGCTAATGACCATCATAATGAATTGCATAGCATAGTGAGTCACAGTGACACTTCTGCTACTGGGGCTCAGCTTGATACCTTAACTGATAACTCGGTGGCTAACGCCTTGCATAGACACAGTGAGCTTGTGGCGAGTGACGGAGACCCTGATCCTGCTTTGAGTGTTGATGCTGATGGAAATGTTGGCATTGGGACGACGGAGCCAATTATAAAAATGCAAATTTCAGCATCATATTCTGGAACAACTAATCTTAGTCCTGATCGTGTAGGTGCATTTGTAAATGATGGAACGAGTGACTTGAACTCTATTCTAGCGGTAATTTCCGGTATAAATGGGGTAGCCGGCATTGATCTTGGGGATAAAACGGATCAAGATGCTGGCTACATACGATATAACAATGGGACATTAGGAGAAAAACTAAGATTTGGTATTAGCAATACGGACATAATTACTATGTTAAGTACTGGCCAGGTTGGGATTGGAACGTCACCTGCCATCTCTGCCATATTAGACTTGGTCTCAACAACAGGGGCTTTGCATCTTACAGTGATGACAACAACTCAAAAAAATGCGTTAACTGCCTTAAATGGGATGGTACTTTATGATTCAACTTTAAAAAAATTTCAGGCCTATGAAAACGGATCTTGGCAAAACTTAATTTAAGGAGACATTATGGCAAAAGATATAAAAGAAACAGATGAAAAATATATTGCTGTTATCGAGACAAAAGTAAATGAGCGTTTAATTGCGAAGGCAACACTCGAAGCACAAAAAACTGCATTACTACAACAAATAGCAGATAGATGACATGCTTACTCATTTCAAAGCAAAGGGAGAATAATGAATAAGGAAGACAGGATCAAACAAGTAGAACAAGAAATTATGCAATTTGACTATCAAAGAATGAAACGCCAAGAACTTGCTCAGCAAACACAGCTTAAACTACAGAAAGATCTTTCAGATATTCACGATGGCATACTTACCCGCCGGGGTGAGATTATCTGTCTGCAAAGATTGATAGCCGAGGAAAAGAAAGCAGAGGAAAAGATAGATGAGGGGAAAAAGCCGAGGAAAAAATAGATGAGCCTGACGTTACCAAAAGCATGCTCGATGGGAGGCTCACAAACTGGCCTAGTTGGTACTATAGGTGTCACCCTGCTCAACTCCAATGGGACTGTCAATACCGCCAGAGCAACGGCTGATATATACGAGATTGGAGGCGGTTGTTATGGTAAAGAAATTGTCTTCGCTGACGATTTCAAGGGTTCGATAAAGTGGGATACTGGGGGAGGAACGCCCGTTTATGCTGTCGAGGAATACTATGCTGACGGTGTAATAGATGATATACACGATACCTGTGATAATGAATTCGGTTTTATCGCTTTTGTTTTAACGATGATGGCTGGTAACCTGTATGACCTGTGGTTAATTCAGGGCCTCGATTCTACTAATCCTATGACAGTAACCCCGACATCAAGAGAAGTAGAAACAATACGGCAGACTATCTCAGGAGATGGGAAGACGACTTCTACTATCACAAGGACTGCTTAATGTATGTTGCTCTCTATAACAATAGCAACGCAAGGATATATCGAGAGGGGGGAATGTCCGGCTCTCTGTATAGCTACAGATGGTTTGCTCTATTGTCCGCCGACAGAAAAACCGGAACGGATATTCGATGCGGGAGGCGGGGTAACAGGCAAGGTCCAGGAAGATTTGTATCGCTGGCGGCTAAGGGATGATAAGGAAATTATTGAAATTATTATGGGCATGGTTTTATCTGGGAGATTATAGATGGCTTCAGCAATATATTGTTTCAAGAAATATAAAAATCAATTCACGCCTGAAGAAAAGATAGCCCTGCGCTCAGAATCTCGCAGATTGGCTATAAAGAAAAAAATAGGCCCCAAAGAAGCTATGGTGCAGGTTGTGAGGACTCTCAGAAATGAAGCGCAGGCTGAATATGACAAGATAAGTGATGTTGTGAGGGAACATGTGAAGGTTCCTGTGAAGGTTCCTGTGAAGGTTGTTAAAGCAGAGAAGAAGGTTGTTAAAGCTGAGAAGAAGGTGCCTGAGAAGAAGGCAGAGCCTAGGGAGAAGATAGGGATGGCAAAGCAGCCCTGGCAAACATCTGATCTTGCAAACAGGCCCAATATCCCCGCAAGTTATGTTCAGGCTAAAAAGCAGGCAAACGGAAAATATAAACTCTTTTTCACTGGAACTACCAGCGAAGTCTTCGAAGGTGAAACATTTACTACGGCCCCTGAAGCTCGGAGTTTTTTTAAGGTTCAGCAAGCCAAGGCTCAGGCAGCAGCAACAACGGCAGAAAAAAAAGATATTGATGTCTTCGCTGATATGTGGGACTCGCAAATAGATAGCCGTACAAAGAATGCCTTAATTAATAGAGGTGGATGGGTGACAAGACTTGGCAAAACGTCCGCCGAAGGCAAAGAAATAATTAAGTCAAAATGGAATAAAGTTCCAGATGATGCAAAGGTTAAGTTAAAGAACTTGATGAAGAATTGGGTCCCTGAACAGGCAAAAATCATAGCAGCAGAAAAAAAAGAAGAGCCTGCGAAGGAGGTAGAGCCTGCTCGTGGAGTGTTTGAACATGAGGCCAAGTTTAGTGAACAGCCAACAGGAGCTCCTGGTCCTGTCTATGTGAGACTAGGTTCGTTGACCGATGAAGTTTTGAGCAAAATGAACAGATATCTGAAAAGTCTTGGATATGATGTTAGAGGCAAGGAGGATATTCACCAACATCTCGTGGGACGTTCCCTGGGAGATGGTAAATATGCCAAGGGTAAGATGAATAAAGATAGGGAAATCCATCATCCAGATTGGGCAGATGCCTACGAAAGAGCTTGGAAGGGAGCAGAGGTACGCAAAAAGAAATTAAAAATTAAAAAGGAAAAGAAAGTTTCTGCTGCCAATGTTGACTGGGATAGAATAAGAGAGCTAGGCAAAACTACCGACATAAGAGAAGCCGGCTACATAACCCCCGAAGGCGGCTTGATCGACCTATCCGGAAAGCGTGAAGGTGGCGAACCTGGCACACGGAGCTATGATCACAGGGAGGCGGGCGGCACCCTTGGTATGCAGGAATTTATGGCCCTTGGGAACATTAGAATGGATTCTAACACTGGTATGGTTGATATATTGGTGGAGCCGACTCCTGCTCAGTACAAAAAAATAGATGAGCTTGTTAGGGCTCATCGCGGGGAACTTGTTATAGACCTCGGAGATGGATTAGGGGAGCAGAGAGATACTTATTATTTAGATCCAGATAGGACCTCTGGCAATGAATACCAGAAGGGAACTACCTTATCTGAAATAAAAAATGATATAGAAAGATTTTATGCCGGGGAAAAGGTGAAGCTCGCTACTCGTCCTGTACTTTTCAGTAGAGTACCTGATATGTACTCAGCACTTACCCGCGCAGCGGAATCTCCGAAATTTCCGGCCAAGTTACCGGCCAAGTCTGTCATCAATCAGCTCAAGAGGGGTGCGGGAGTAAAGCAGGTAGAGATAGATGTATCCAGCCTCGCTGAGTGGCTGGAGGGCAAAGACAGGGTTACTAAGGCTGAGGTTGTTGACTTCCTGCGGATGAACGAAATTCGGGTTGAGGAGATTGAGAAAGGAGAAGCCTTAACTCATAAAAGATTAGGATGGATGAAGCGTGGGAACATCTATAAACCATCTTCTGAATTTAATATAGGAAAGATTGAATATTTACCATCAAACGGAAAATATATCTATGAAGGTCTGGGGGGCACGCGAGATATATATGATACCCTTGATGGCGCGAAAGACGCAGCTCTTCGTGCGGCAAAAAATATTGGAATCAGGGATACCAAATTCGCAGAATATGTCCTCCCCGGCGGTGAGCCTGGTACATATCGGGAGTTAGTATTGAGAGTGCCAAAGGCATCGGTGCCCTCCCACTTTTTTGATTGGTTGGATATGTCTAGGATTGATTTTTTTGCTTTGCCAGAAGAAAAACGTATAAAAATAAGCAAAAAATATGAAACAGAAAAGAGCAAAATCTATAAATCAGCCCACTGGGACGAGCCCAACGTAATAGCCCATATGCGGGGTGATACCCGCATAGTAGACGGCAAACGAATTTTTCATATAGTTGAGTTCCAGAGTGATATTTACAGTCGGATCGTTGAGCTTGAGGCTGAACGGGCGGGGAAAATAATTCTTGCTACTGATAAGCCGGGTCCTTCTGCCAAAGAACTCGCCAATCTAAAAAGGCTATTTCCTTGGGGAGAAAACTGGCATGAGTTAGTGGCTAAGAAAGCTCTTGAATATGCTGTCAAGAATGACTTTGACGGAATCTCATGGGATACCGCAAAGACGCAGGTTGACCGGTGGGAGAGTGCGCTTCGGAAAAGTGTTGATAAGATTGGATGGAGCAAGAGGGGAGAAAAGGTCAAAATTAGTGGAGAAAAGGACGGCCATTATGTTTTTGATGAGAATATTCTCCTCCAAGGTGAAACTATAATAAACGGTCAAAAAGTTACCCTAAATAATCTTATAGGTAAAGAGCTTGCGAACAAGATCCGTGAGTCTTCTGAAAATTCAGGCAAGTTCGAAGGCAAAGACCTGACCTTGGGCGGCGAGTTTTATAAAATCATCTATGATCAAAAAATACCTGGTTTTTTAAAGAAGTATGGTAAGAAGTGGGGAACTAAAGTTGGAAAAGGGGAGGTGGTAGCGGGAGAGAAGCCAAAAGTTGACAGATTTCATCTTGTTGACAGTGAAGGAAACATAGTCCGTAAAGTACAAACTGAATTCCAGGCCGAAGATATAGCTTCAGAGGAAAATCTTACCGTAATTGATACCGGAGCCGATATTATAAAAACTAAAGACGCTCACATCCTCAACATAACGCCAGCCATGAAGGATGCTATCCAAACAGCGGGGCAGCCTCTTTTCGCAGAGGGCAAAGCGCAAGGTAAGAACCTCACCGTCGATACAGCAAAAGCCGAGATAGCTAAGCGCATAGGACAAAAAGCGGTCGATGCTTTAGAAAGAACCAAAAAAGTTATCTTCATAACCAAGGAAGAGCAGACTGACATAATCGGCTATGCCAGGGCAAGTAAGGACCAGGGTTTCTTTAAAGACGGCACTGTTTATCTTATACCTGAGAATATAAACGAGGGCAAAGCTTGGGGCGTCCTGATGCATGAGCTGGGAGTCCACCTGGGGTATAACAAAATCTTTGGTGAGAAGCTTGCCAAGGAAGTCTTTGCTGCCTTCGTAGCGAATAATGGAAAAATGACTCCATTGGGCAAGGCTGTAAGTCAAGCCATGCGTAGAGTACCTTATGGGACACGTGCGGACCTTATTAATGAGGAGGCCGTGGCCTACTTCACGGAAGAGCATGCAAATATAGACCTACCCTTGCATCGGAAAATTATCGCACGTATGAGATTATGGGCCGTTAAATACTTTGGTGTAAAGCCAGATGTTTTTGTGATGGATGATTATGTGGCCCTGGCCGCAAGTGCTATGAGGGGGGAAATTAAGGAAGCTTATAAAGCGCCTGTGGAGGGAAGCCGTGAAGTATTTTATTCTACAGCAGAGAAAAAAGACCTCCAATCCTGGGCCGATGATCTCATTAAGAGTGCAAAAGACGGGGGAGAAATTATACGTAAGACGGAACCGATTGCTGCGAACGAATATCTGGCAAACAGAAAGACAAACAGAAACATAAAACTTGCAGCAACGTCAAACATGAAGCGGGTCGCATCAGAGATAGTGGAAGGCATCGACAAATATCTTGGCTCTATCTCAACCCGATTAGGGCAGGTCAGCCCAAAATTAAAAGCGAAGATGAGACGCCTTGACTTTAACATTAATACAAAATACAACGCTGATGTCAAGGCAGTGAAACCCCTTCTCATAAAAGCAAAAAAAATGAGCAAAGAAGATTTTGCCGATTGGGATTATGCGAGAAAGAATTCTGACATTGCAAAGATTAACGAACTTGTAACTAAATACGATATGCAAAAAGAATACCTAGCATACCGTGAAGTTCTCGGTCGTTTAAGATTAGAGGGTATCGATGCTGGCTTAGATATTGGAGAAATAGAAGAATATGCACCAAGGATATTAAAGGATACCGAAGGTTTTTTGGTTGCTATCGGCAAAGACCCTGGATGGCCTTTGTATTCCAGACAACTGCAAGAACGTGCAAATGAACTCGGTATCACTGTAGCGAAGATGCCAAATGACATAAAGGCAGATATTATATCCAATACGATCCTGGGCGGATGGAGTGGCTTGAGTGGTGTACCTGCGACCAAGCAGCGCAAATTAGAAAAGATACCGCCCGAGCTTAATCAATATTATATGGACTCAGATGCAGCCCTGATGCAACATTTGCATAGCATGAGAAAAGGTATCGAGACAAGAAAATTCTTCGGTAAAATACCAAAGAAGGTAGCCAAAATGCGGACAAGACTGTATGCCGCACAGTCTAAGATACGAGAAATGAATGAGCTGTTAAAAGCTAAGCCAACGGAGGAAGAAGCCGCAAAACTCAAAAGACGCCGCAACAAATATATAGGACTTGAAAAAGCATATACCGCACATATTGCCAAGTACGCCACGCAAAGAGATTATACAGAAAATGTAGGCGCCTATGTTCTGGAATTGATTGAGGCTAAGGAGATTAGTCCACACCATGAACGGATTGTAAATGAGATATTGAACGCAAGATTCCACGAAGCCGGTACTAGGGGCCTGATTCAGGCATACAAAAACTTGTCATACATTGATACAATGGGGTCCCCGATATCAGCACTCACACAGATTGGGGATCTTGCATGGGCTGCATACGAGGGGGGTCTCGTCCGCCTTTTGGGCTATGCCAGCAAGGCAGCCATTGGCAAGGCAAAAATAACTAGGGCAGATGTTGGCGTTGATCGAATAGCTCAAGAATTTGCCGATTCTGGTGCATTAGGTATGGCGGTTACAAAGGTCTTCAAGATAGTCGGTCTTGAGAAGATTGATGCGATTGGAAAAGAATCCCTTATGATGGCTGCTCTGGAAAAATACCAGAGGCAAGCTAAGAAAAACCCAAATGCACTCAGGAAAGAATTAAAACCTATCTTTGAGTTTGAAACTGATAGCGTTATTGAAGATCTCTTGAATGACGAGACGTCAGAGAATGTCAAGCTTCTTGTTTACAGCAGACTCCTTGACTTCCAACCAGTGGGCTTATCCGAGATGCCACAGAAATATCTTGATGCTGGCAATGGCCGCTTATTTTATATGCTAAAAACCTTTACACTGAAAGTATTTGATGTCTTTAGAAATGAAGCATACTACAAAATAAAGAATGGGGATCGTAAAGAAAAGATACAGGGTATGAAAAATCTTATTATGCTCTGTATGCTCTTTGTCCTTGCTAATGCGGGGGCAGATGAACTAAAGGATTGGGTACTCGGACGTAAAACAGACTTTTCGGACAGGATGATCGACAACCTGTTACGACTTGTTGGAGTCTCAAAATTTGTTACTTGGAAAGCCAGGACGGAGGGTGTCGGCAGCGCCCTGGCAAGACAGGTATTACCCCCGTTCAAATTCATTGATTCCCTAGGGAAAGATATTATCACCACAGGTGATGAGAAAGGACTTGAGGTATTAGGATCTGTTCCGGTAGTAGGCAAACTTGCATATTGGCACCTGGGCCGGGGAGTCAGCAAAAGAGAAGACCTGTGGAATAGAAGACTAAGAAAGCGCAAGGCACATTTAAATAAAATAGAAGAAGGTTTTGAAAAGGCTAAAGATAAGGGGGATTACAGGAGAAAACACTGGGAAGAACTTAAAGAACTTCAGGCAGTCAAATCCTTGCAGGCAGGTTTGAATAGAAGTAGAATTAATATCAATAAAATAAAGGGCGAGGAAGAGACACCGGGCAGGAAAAGGACTATCCAAAGATTAGAAAAAGAAAGAACAGAGAAGATTAGAAAATTTCTCAAAAAAGCGGATAAAACAGATGGCGTAGTCGATAGTATCTGGAGCGGGGTACTCGGTACTACTGCTGAGATGAATGCTACCCAGGCAGAGATTAATCGCTTGGTAGGAGCCGATGTTTTGTCTCAATCTAAGAAACCATCTCGGAGTATAAACTTTGGGCGTGGAAGAAAAGTAAAATTGGACGATGAACAGTACAACCGTTACATAGCGGACACAAGTGCAATAATTAAAAAGGCTGTAGACCGCCTGATGTCACAGGCCAGGTGGCAGGGGTGGAGTGATAAGAAAAAAGCATTTGCAGTCAAGAGGGTACAAGAAAGGGGGCGGGAGATTGTAAGAAATCGTCTCAAAATAACAATATTAAAAGCAAGATTAGAGGAGAAAAGATATGGACATGAGAAATAAATTTTATATAGATGCTGTTCTTCCACCCGAAATGAAGATGATCGAGCTGAGGGTGACTACTACAGCGGCCACTGCTGACTTGACACCAGCAAGCGGTAAAAGAATTAGGATACTCGGTTATCATGCTTGCAGCACTGTCCTGGATAACCTTACTTCTACCGTACGTGCTACCTTATGCCAGGGCGAGGGGCACATTACTGTTCCTGCTAAAATAGTATGCAGTTATCGTCATGTGAATGTGAACAATCCTTTATGTTGCTCATTCTCTCATTTGAATCTTCTCGGCGCTGTAGATGAAAAGGTTAGATTAACCAATACAACCTATACAGTCGGTAATGTTACAACGAGGGCTATCATTTATTACACTGAGGAATAATTGTGGAAATAACAAAAGAATCTTTCTTAAAGGCTGAAGATCCAAAGAACAGAGATGCCATGCTATTTGATATGCTCGATGGCATCTCTGTAAAGATAGATAAGGCAAATGAGATTGAAGATAGGGTACAAAAATGTGAGGGTAACATAACATGCCTTGGCCGGATAGGGGCTGTCTTTACAACCCTACTTGGGATAATGATAGCCTGGTTTAAGTTATTGTAAGCTCATTTGGCAGCTAAAACTATTAACCGACATACATAGTTGAGTTTACTTGTTAATTTATGCATATTGCGTTTAGCTTAACTTCGTTTTCGAACTCTCGCTCCTCATTGTTATAGTTACCAACTGATGGCGTATAATAAACAGGGTTATATTCATTGCCTTCATCATCTTCAGACGCAACGACTTCAAAGTCGGCGGTTTCTGGACGATCAGCGAGCATTTTATTAATATTTGCTGCAAACTCTTTTAATTTCATAATACAATCCTTTTAGACTTAATGATAGCCTGGTTTAAGTTATTGTAAGCTCACCTTGCCAGATGCTAAGTTAATCATATCTGTTAGTATCCCATTTGTCCATTTATAAAGATCTCTGTAATAGAGTTCTTCATTGGTACATAAAATCTCGGGTATCTCAAAGTTACACATTGGGGCCAGGGCCTGTATCTGATTTAACAAATTTTTATACCATGTTTTTGTCATTTTTTATTCCTGCCTTTTTCTTATATCGTTGAACTTGTTATCTCTTTCCTTTTTAGTCCTAAAAAGAAAAATTATATCTGCTAATGGCCGTTTAAAATTCACGCAAATTGTAGGAACCTGTGTCCTGGTCAAGTTACTAGACACAACATTACTTGCATGCTTGGGATTTATTGACAATCCTCGTATTTGTATAAAGTTCATATCACCGCCACGGCCTATTCTGAGAATTTGAAAATAATTTCCAGAATATACTTAGCTTAACCTTCTTATATTGCTCCTGAGCCAGACCCTCAACCTTCTCATATTGCTCCCAAGCCGGACCCTTAACCTTCTTATATTGCTCCAGAGCCAGACCCTTAACTTTCTCATATTGCTCCAGAGCCGGACCCCTAACCTTCTCATATTGCTCCCAAGCCGGACCCTTAACCTTCTTATATTGCTCCTGAGCCAGACCCCTAACCTTCTCATATTGCTCCCAAGCCGGACCCTCAACCTTCTCATATTGCTCCCAAGCCAGACCCTCAACCTTCTTATATTGCTCCAAAGCCGGACCCTTAACTTTCTCATATTGCTCCCAAGCCGGACCCCTAACCTTCTCATATTGCTCCCAAGCCGGACCCTTAACCTTCTTATATTGCTCCTGAGCCAGACCCTTAACTTTCTCATATTGCTCCAGAGCCAGACCCTCAACCTTCTTATATTGCTCCAGAGCCAGACCCCTAACCTTCTCATATTGCTCCTGAGCCAGACCCTCAACCTTCTTATATTGCTCCCAAGCCGGACCCCTAACTTTCTCATATTGCTCCCAAGCCGGACCTGTTAATAGTTGACGATTCAATCCGATCTGACTAAAGTCACCTGATTTAATTTTTTTTGCTATCTCTTTGGGGAAATTGTCAGGACTCGAAAAGTCGGTGCATTCGCAATCTTTTCCTGCTTTATTCTTCAAACCAAAATAAGCCTTGATTGCGCCGTGACCTACAATTTCTTCCCTAAAATTTATTCCCAAATCTTTTTTTAGTTTCTGTCCGTTTCTTGTATTGAGCTCAAAATTCGAGATATATTTAAGTTCGCCATTTGGTAATTCTATCCAACTTAAAAACTCACACATTTTTTTCCTCCGGTATTTAAATTGCTTGATATTTAGGTGTCATCGGTTGAGGTTAATTCTTTCTTGCAAAACAACAATCTGCACATTTGCTTTTATCTTTTCCTCTGTTTTTTTACTGTTTCCGACTTTCTATACTGGTCTTCTATTTCATTCCCACACCACGGCCTTATCTAATTCTGGAAATATTATTTCTTTATTCATATTGCCTCACTTTACTTAATTATGATATCTACCTGCCAGAAAGCTTCCCATTCATCTTTAATCAGATCCTTGTTTATGGTGAAGTTGCTGGAATATCTATCATCGTACTCCTTGTCCATTGCCATAAGCATACACAATTCAGCGCCGGCCAGAGATAGGTGAGATAGTCCACTGTCTTTATCAGTTTCCCCACCGCCCCAATAGGCAAAGAGATGCCTTAAAGTGGCTCCATAAAGTCTGGAATATTTTATACCGCCTCTCCAGTTATGGTCATCATATTTACTGGCACCATGCGTAAAGGCTTGGCCTATCATTTCTAGGGCCTCGCCGGGGATAAGGTCTAGTCTCGTTTTTTCTTGATCATCTTTTGTACCAGTCATAATATCTCCTTATTTTTTCCAAGATACCCATTCCGTTTTGGGGAGTTCGATACTCTTTGTGTCACAATAAATTGGCATATTTACAGTGATACCCCTCTGGGGGTGAGTGATCCACAAAGCCTGCCTCGGCGGTTCGTAGGGAAAGTTACAGTCCATAGCCATTTCATTAAATCCAATAAGCGAGCCATTGACAATTACCCTATTGAGAAACATGAGCTGATGGAAGTGTCCTATAATCAGGGTATCATAGTTCTCGCCGTAAGTTTCTGCAGCGGCCCTCTTTTTTATTTCTCCCCTGGTTATAGGGGCAAATGGCCCAACAAATCCCTGACCTCCCCTGAATTGTCCGCCATGGGTCATCCGGTATCTGTGATTGTAAATTTTGAATTGAATATCACTCCCCGATGCAATATTAAACTGAATATTATCATTATCTTCAAAGTGCTTGTCGAGTAGCTGATATAGTAACCAATCAAAATTTGTGTATGCCATGTTTTTGAAGGGCATCTTCTTTGTAGTCCGGCTATGGTTCCCGGCGGCGCAAACAACCATAATATTTTTTACTGTTTTCTCAAGCTGATTCAAAAACCAAATGAGGATACCAAGCGCTTCGAGGAAGACTTGCATGATAGATTTGTCGTTTGTCGCAGTCAATTCATCATGAATGTTACCTGAGAAAAAGTCACCGTTCAAACAAACAACTATCCCTGGATAGCCAGCCGAAGAAAAGAGATGGTTTGTTAATACATCTATCAGGTTGTTGCATAGCTGCCTGGCCCTAGCTTTCCCTATCTCTGTATTATATTCATTCTTATGAAATACTTGTTCTGGGAAAACAGTTTCACCCAGATGCCAGTCTGATAACTGTATAGCTGGAACTCCTGTTATCCCACCTGAACCTTGACTAAAAACTTGGGTCCATGTCGGGATGACGGGGGGACTTTCTTTAATCTTTAATAAATACTTTTTAACATCTTCATCTGTTACCCTTTGTTTTCTAAGGTAAGTGTTTTCCCTTTTAAGCTCCTTGATAATTTCAGACATTTTTTCTTTTTTGAGATCAAGTTTTGTTTTCTCGGTTGCTGTTTCTTCTACTGGACCTGAACAGTTAGCACCGTCTATGTACCGGGAATTATTTTTACCGCTCTGAGAACAGGAGCCGCACCTCCTTGATTTTGGACCTATCTCTTTACCGCAATCTACACAATAATTTTGTTTTTTTGTTTTCATACTATTCCTTATTCGCAAACCTCTTCGTCCCATTCTGTATCATTATTTTCGTCAATTAGTCTATCTATCTCTACCACAATATCTTCCATGCGATATTGTGCATAATCAAAACATCTGCCACTCATATCTTGCACTCCAGCCATTCCTTGATAGGATATTTTAGGGCCACTAAGTATTCAGCGCTATTACTGTGCTTCTTTTCCTTCAAAAAATCTCTTTCGGCCATTATACCTTTGTCAATCTGGTCTTTTGTTATGAAACCACCCCTCGGAGGACGCTGGGTGATAATATCAGGTCTTGAAGAAGGAACCCATCCCTTGGCCGTTTTTACCTTCTCTCCATTCGGTGAAATATCGTATACCTCTATAATCTTTCGTGAGAAGGTGTCGAAATCTATTCGATATATCTCTTCAATCCGTTTCTTCGAAGGTGTTTTTTTCTTCACCTTACCACTCCAACATTATGGGCAGTGATACCCCGGTAAACTCAAAGTTTGTAGTCGAAAAATCAGGGTCAACAGGCTTGAATTCATTGACTGTTATTCCATCATGTCTTACGGACACCTGGGCCTTGTGATCTTCAATCTTTATAACTATAGTACAATCTTCAAGGCGATTTCTTAAGACTCCTCTATTAAACATTTCTCTAATATGAAGTTTTCCGGCCGCTGTGAAGTCACATATCTGGGGGCCAACATGGGTTGGACCTTCAATCGTCCCGATTGGTTCAGCACTGTCCAGAATCTCTCTTATTCTTTCAATCTTTTTATCTGAGTTCATTTTATTCTCCATTTTATCTGCTTCGCTTGCTTGCTATAAGGTTTAAACTGTTTAAGGGATGCATTAGGCATCTCCGAGAATTGCGTCGCTTAGATGGCTATTCTGCCACTTTCTTCGCATATCCATCCCTGGCCCATGCCCCGCCCTTTAAGATAAAACTTGATTTTGAAATGAGTTTTCTTGCTGGTCGCATCCTGCCACAGTGTGGGCAATAAACCATTTTTAACGGATCTTCGAGTATACCATGTCTGATTTCTAGATTTGTTCCGCATGCTGTGCATTCATATTCGTAGATCATATTATGTCCTTTTAAAAGATGTGATATTATAGTTTATTAAGATCATCTTGTCAATATCTATTATGTAATACACTAAGTTAAGTGAAAAATTCTTTATAAAATCAAGTATTTATTTTGCAGACCCACCACTTTTAGACTAGTGGGTCCACATTTTACTGAATTATATCAGCGCGTTATAGAATTTGTGACCCACCACCTTTTAGGCGTGGGTCACTGTTTTATTGAATTATATCAGTATGTTAATACACCCAATAGCCTAAATGACCCGGACCCACTAGTTTAAACTTTATTTTTTCTAAAGAAGTGGGTCCGGGTCATTTTTTTATATATAAGGACATTTTACGACCCACTAGTCCAGGAGTAGTGGGTCATTTGTAGCAACATTACGTGTGGAGAAGAATAAACTATAAGTCCCCTATATATAAGGCTATTTTTCAAAATAGTCTTCCATTATATCCCAGGTGCGACTCCTTGATTTTCCAAAACGTACTCTAGGCTCAGTGACCCCGGCTCCCAAGCTCCGAAGTAGTTCACACAACATGGTACGGGTCATGCGGATATTTTTAAATCTTAGGTCTTCTTCTATATGATGTAGGGTAAAGTAAAGTTTACCGTCCTGGACGATACAGCAATTCTTTAGCATGGCTGAATGATCAATATGCTCTGAGTCTTTTTGCCTTATCCACTGGACAAGCCATTCCGCAATAATTTCCTTAATAACCCCGAGCTCCGATTCCTCAACACTAATAATTTTCTCTTCGGCTGCATTTAGCCAGATTTGGACCAGGGCCAGCCATTTGCCCTGTTTCGGTGGATAAAAAACAGCCCTTGTGGTATCAGCGATTCTTACAGTGGTTCGCCTGCTTGACAACAAATCTTCCATAGTCAACATACAGGACCGCCCTTGTCCGAGCGACATCTTATATTTATTTTTGCCGTCTGGGTATCGTAGGATAGTTATTTTCTCAACTGCTTCACTAATTCCTCTCGCGGCCTCCTTGGCATGCTCACCGTAGATTGACCGTACAACCTTCTTGATATCCTTTTCGCTTAGAGGTGGTACATTTCTTTCGTTCCACCCTAATAGTAAGGACATGGTATCTTTTTGTTCATAATCTTTTGCGAGATATAGGCCGGCGAGCTTGGCGGCGGCGTTGTCTCTTTCTCCCTCGGTAACGCCCATAAGAATTTCTTGTTCCCAGCCTTCGGAATTTTTGCCTATTTTTTTAGTAACCCCTAGTGTGGCGTTTTTTCCTTTCTCCTTTTCTTCCTTCCTCTTTTCGTGATCCTGTAGCATATTAAAAAATCCACTTGGAGGATCCAGGACATCCGTGGTACCGTCTGTTAGAGGATTCAGGTGTCCCCATTTATAATGCCTGCCGGATTCATGGACCGATGGTTCAATTATTATATATGATCCCTCGCCCTTAAGATCAGTCTTTTCTAGTATGGGTTGAACCAGTGGAATACTATGGCCTACTGTATGGAATAGAGCATGTAATCCTGTACCATCTCTTCCGGTAGTCTGGCACATAGTATCTTCGACATCGGGATCATAGACAGCCTTATAATGTTCTAGGGCCTTTCGACTATCGAAGTCGATAGCAAATACTCCGCTTACTTCACCACATATTAGGGCTATGTTAGCATCTGGCCATTTTTTGCCGAACCAATATCTTAGATCACCTTCACTCGGAAGTTCGGTTTGATATTTTTTCCACTTTACATGAGGAACCTTTTTTTCATCTTTGCCGGTCTCTTCATTCTTTCCTGTCTTCATGGGAATAACGGACCATCCAAGTTCTCTATACCGCAGAGCGGCTTCTAGTACCCTCATATTTAATTCCTTTTGTTGTATTCATCTAAAAAAATATTCAATAACTCCCCTGATCCGTCTTTCACCATAACAGAAAAAATGTGCTGCTTTTTCTCCCATATTTCTTTTTTGATATATATTTCAGCTTCATAAACAGCGAAACCATTAATATTTTTATCGGCCGGTATTGAAATTTTAAGGACAGGATTGCCATTATTGTAGGGTACATATAGTTTTTGCTTGTCTCTAGTGCCGCCTATAAATAGCATATTACTCATATCTTTTAATTCTCCGTTGTGCTTGTCGCTTTACGTATGCTTTCCTTGTTAGGTTTTTCAAAATCACAGGAATCGCAGCACCATTTTCCATCTGTCAAGGTAATGCTCCCGCCACATTCGCAGGGGTAACCTTCTCTAGCGTCCTCGGGAATAGTATCAAAACTCATGTTTAATCCTCTATTTTCATAATGAATCGTCCTATAACTTCAACTACTTGGGGGACTACAGCATTTCCTAACGATCTAAGTCTGTCCACCCTTCGGGGAACCCCATCAGCCACTCTACCCACTGAGGGTTCAGGGAACCACTTATACCCGTTTCTGAATATTTTGGTCTCTTTGGACTGTTGCCAGCCGTCTTTGCCTGCTCCATATCCTGTGCTGTCATCATAGATGCGCTTGGCGTTGGTAGCATCTTGACTTGATGATGTAAATTGATTTGTCTTCCACTTCTGCTCTTTTCCCCGCCCTCGCTTCGGCTGTCTGCCCTGCTCTGCGGAGTAGCCCAAAATCCAGACCCTATCCCTTCTGTGGAGGGCATCGACGGCGCAAGCTGGAATAATAAGCGTCTGTGTTTCGTACCCCTCACCTTCCAGGTCAGAAAGCACTTTGTCGAGTTCCAAAGGGATGATTCCAGGCACATTCTCACCAATGATCCAATGGGGGTTAAGTTCCGTAATAACCCTAAGCATTTCCGGCCAGAGATAGCGGTTATCCTCCGAGCCTCTCTGTTTCCCGGCAACGCTGAATGGCTGGCAAGGGAATCCTCCGCAAATAAGGTCAACTGATTCGAGGTTATGCTTTCCGATTTCCTTAATGTTACCATATCTTTTTACCGTAGGCCAGTGCTTGGCGAGTACTTTATTACAAAAAGGATCAATCTCGGATTGCCACTTGCAGGTCATACCTGCCCTTTCGAGGCCAAGATCGAAACCACCTATGCCAGAGAACAGGCTGCCAAAAGTTATTGGATGCAAAGCTGTTCCCTTACTACACCTAGCATTTCCCTAACATCAGCCACGGACCGAACTACAGCACTGAAGCCCAGGGCTTCAACGTTATTATTGAGATATTCAACTTGCAGAGGAGTAGGCTCCGTTGTTCTGCGCTTTACTTCCATAACCAGGGACCTACCATAATAACAGCCCACAATATCGGATACTCCGTCCTTGCTCCACGGACCTTGAGCTATTTTAGCAAGATTTGAAAAGGGAACAGTTTTCAAGAAATTCATGATACTACATTGGATCTTGGCTTCCAGGCGGTCGTCGTCATTTAAATGGAAGTTCATCACCCCTGGTAATAGAGGTATCAATGATCTTTTTTTTGGCATTTTTTTGCACCTCAGCCAAATATTTTACACTATAATTGCCTGGACGTCAACTATAGTGTGATGGACAAGACCTTGACTTGATGATGGGGTGGTAGTAGAATGTTGTGAATTATAGGAGGTGCAATCTTGTGGATGCCTTACAGAAAGTCACGGTAATTGTTCATATAGTAAATCTACATCAGAATATATTGCATGGAGTAACATGAAAGCCCGCTGCCTGAATCCTAAAAGCCATGCTTACAAAAATTATGGTGGCCGTGGTATTAAGGTATGTGATAAATGGTTAAAATCTTTCAGTGTTTTCTTGAAAGATATGGGAGAGAAACCTGGTGGATTAACATTAGAACGTATCAATAATAACGGTAACTATGAGCCCGAGAATTGTAAGTGGGCGAGTTGGCTTGAACAGGAAGGGAATAAGAGGGATATGAAGTGGTTTTGTGCTTTAAATAAAAAAACAGGTGAAATATACAAAAAAAATAATCAGTGTGAATTTGCTAGACAGCATGGATTATGTAATGTGTGTATTTCGCGTTGCCTTCGAGGTAATCAGTCATCCCATAGGGGGTGGATATTTAATTTTATTAAGGAACCGCTATGCAATTAAGAAGAGAAAAAAATCGACTGATATTAAAATTTCCTTATGATAAGGAAAAAGTTAAACACTGCCAAAACATGGCGATGAAATTCAGTAAGATAAAAAAAGAGTGGTCCACCGAAGATGTTTACATGAACCGAATTTGCTTGAACCGCCTTTTCCCCGGCGTATTACCTCCCGAACCGAGAGAAGAAACTAGGGAGCTTGTTGTTCCGTCTTTCTTAATGGATCATCAAAAAACGGCATTAAGAAGGGCTGCGCGGCAGGATAGGATGGGTATATACCATGACACTGGGGTTGGCAAGACATTATTGTCATTAGAGATATATCGATATCATAAAGTAAAAACTTTAATCATCTGCCCTCTGTCACTCATAGAGGGCGCCTGGTTGGAAGAAATCAACAACCCCTTGGCATGGATAAAAAATCCGTCACCTGAAATTAAAACAATCCAGGATCAATACAGGGCCTTTGATGTTGTCAATCTGCGGGCAGCAAAAAAGAGGAGTCCGGGGGCATTCAATAAGGCACTCGAAAAAGATATTGGTATCATTAACTATGAATCTTTCAGAACTATCGACAAAAAACTAGGGAGAGCAGGATACAAAGTAGTTGTCCTTGATGAAAGCGCAAGGATTCGCACTTTTAAGCGAGGCAATACCGCCGATAAGGTGATTGAATTCTGCGATACAGTAAAATATGTCTATGAGCTATCTGGAGTTCCGGCCCCGAATAATATGCTCGAATACTGGACGCAGATTAGGATACTTGATCCCCTGTTGTGGGGCAAGTCGTTTTACAAATTCCGTACAAAATATTTTTTACCCTCGGGGTACGGCGGTTATACCTGGAAGGTGAGGGAAGAATACAAGAAAAAGCTTGTAGAGGACATTAGGTCTGTAGCTGAATATGTAGATAAAGAGGATGTCATAGATCTGCCCGGTACTGTTGAATCGAAGAGGATTTTTAAGCTATCTGAGAAGGAGTGGACACACTACAGGGATATTAAGGCAAATTTAATAACTATCCTGGAAAGTGGCGAGAAGATTACGAGTCCAAGTGCGGTAACGGCTCAAATGAAGCTCCGGCAGATATCGAGTGGCTTTATCCTTGATACAACAACTGAAGAAAAAAGTGGCAGAATAAAGAAGACAACAAAAGCCCACCATTTAGGAAACACAAAACTCAACGAACTCTTGTCTCTCCTTGAGGATATAGGGCCTAAGCAGGTCCTAATTTGGATAGAATTTCAGGAAGAGGCAAGAATTATCTCAGAAGCTTTAAAAAAGAAAAGGCTTGGGTGTGGCGTATTGAATGGTACAGTACCGGAGAATGAAAAACAAAAAACACTAAAATCCTTCAAAGCTGGTAACCTGCAGTACGCCATTTGTCACCCTAAGAGTGTAGGTTTTGGCCATACTTTGGTTAATTGTAGTGAGAGTATCTGTTATAGCAATTCTTACAGTTATGATAATGCCAAGCAGTTGAAGGACAGGATATATAGGCAAGGACAAAAGACTAAATGTTCCTATTACTACCTCCTGGCTGACAAAACTCTAGACCCGGTTATCCTGGAAGCTGTAAAAAATAAAAAAGATGTTAGTATGGCTATCCTGAATTACCTCAAAAAATAATCCTTGCAAAACCCCGTAGATGGTGTATAATAGCACTTAATAAGGAGATACAGTGAAAATTTATATTGCAATTTGTTGTGACCATCATGTTGACGAAGTCGTTGAGGTATTTTTATCATCGGATAGTGCAATAGAATATGCGAGAGAATTTGTGCCTGAAAGTTATGATCTTATTGAGCAAGAATTAACAAAAGAAATGAAGAATGAAAATTGGATATACTTGGCAAATTACGGAGTCGAAGGTGATTCTGTGAGGGTTGAGAAAAGTATACTCAACGAATAGGGGGGAGTGGTCATAAATTTATATTTAATTTCACAAACCATTAACTGCGGATATGGTATCCTTGATTCTGCTATTGTGTGTGCTGCTTCTGAGGATGAGGCTAGAATGATACACCCTGGGGAGAGTGACGACTGGGAAGGGAGGGAGTGTGCGGTGTATCCGTCTACATGGTGTGATGCCAAAGATGTAGTGGTTGAAGAAATAGGCGTAGCGAGCAGTGGTATACCTGAGGGGATTATTTGTGCTTCCTATAATGCATGCTAAAGGGGTGAAAGTTATGGATTTAAAAATCAAACAAATTTTGTTAAAGAATTTTGCAACAGTAAATGAATTAAAGATTGACTTTAAGGACCAGGTCACCTATCTAGTGGGCGAGAATGGATCAGGTAAAACAACTTGTGGCTTAAATGCTATATGGTTTATCTTGGAGGGGATAGCAAAGACTGGTAAGAAGGTACTCCATGCAGACCGCTTCCGTTTTATCGGAAAATATGGCAAGTCTGCTGTAGGTCAAATTACTCTCCATGACGAGAAAGAAAATATCGACATCTTCCTCCAGCGCAAGATGACAAAAGGAGCTACTACCTTAAGCGTTGCTGCTTCCGATGGCCGGGACCTTGGCCCCGACTTCGTGGATAAAATTTTCAATATTTTCTCCATCAATCCAGAGGGGTTTGCTCAACTTACACCAAAGGAGCAGGCTACGGTACTCGGTATTGATACGGCAGAAATTGATGCTCGAAAAAAGGTAGTCTACAACCAAAGGCGAGAATTGGGATATGACGTAAAACAAGCCCTGAGTATATTACACGACTATGGCGAAATGACGAAGGCGGATTCCGTTGATGTGCAGGAACTCCTTAACAGAAAAGTTGCTATCGACAAAAAGAATGAGGTGGCCTTAAACTCAGCCAGGGAGCACAGAGAAGAGCTGTACCAAAAGGCTATTGCTCACAATAAAGAGCAGAATAGTATACAGCGCAGAAGGGATATATGTGAGTACAATATTAAGGTAATGGAAAACAAGGTAGCTCAACTTAATGATGAAATTGCAATTACTGCAACGAAAATAAAGGTACAGGAGTCTTCATTAGAGGAGCTTCCTGTCGTAGCTGCGCCGATGGAAACCGATATTCCTATGCCGGAAGTAGAAAAAACTGATACAAGTGATATAGTAGAGGCTATAACGAGGGCACAAGAGCAAAATAAGGAAGCAGCCGTATGGACAGCATATACTGTAGCAAATAAAAGACATGCTGAGGCTGTCGTGCTGCATGACCAAAAAGACTGCGAATACCAGGCTCTTGAAAAAGATCGTATTGAATACCTCAAGTCCTGCAACCTGCCATTCTCGAATATTACTATAAATGAAAAAGGTGAACTAGAGGTCGATGGCCGGTCATTCAACAAAACCTATTTTTCGAAGGGCGAGATCTTGAGAGCCGGTATTAAGATGGCCGCTGCCACTAATCCAGAATTGAAGTACATTTTCGTACCTGACGCACAGAGTATAGATGAGGTAAATAGGGAAAAGCTTTTTGCAGAATTAGTTGAGGCAGGGTTCCAAGTTGTGGCAGAGATGGTCGGTACAGAGAAAAAGGCCGGCGATAGCTGTATACTGTTGAGAGAAAGCAGGGTTGTTGATAGCTACGAAGATCAAAAAAGCGTTCTGTAATAGGATATGAAAAGACAAGGTGTTACCATTTATTAATAAGTGGTAACATAGGGGGCAAAAATGTTAGAATTTAAAGATATGGAATCGATACCACTAACAGATTGTAAGCCAGAGAGGAGGGAGCCTCTACCTGAGTATCCCGAACCATCGGGTACTGTCGTTCCTAATGTAGGGATATCATTACATGACCTCGATGGCTTTTTTAATGAATCACAAGAGGAGGCCTTACCTGTCGAGATGATAAAACTCGCTGAGGAGTATGGCGAAGAAAAGAGAAGCATCAAGGCCGCTGAAAACAAAATCAAGGCCCGCAAGACAAAGTTAGCTGAACAAGAGGCTACACTCTTTGGTGTGCTTGAGGGTCTTGAGATGGATTCCTTTAGCTCTAAGGGGTGGACCTATTTTCGGAAAGTCGATTCATATGCTACGGTCGATGCTGCAGAAACAGGGGCAGCACATAAGTGGATAAAGGATGCAGGGTTTAAGGAAATAATAAAACTGACAGTCAACTGCAGGTCCCTTACTTCGGTACTCAAGGAAGTGTTTGAGGTGACTGGGGATGTCCCGGGGAAGAATGATGGTATTAAGGTCAGAACTGTGAATAGGGTAGGGGTTAGGAAAAAATAATGACTGAAGAGTGGTCTTATGATGCCGGACGAGATGCTTATTTTGCAGGTACTTCGAGATGCGGAGAAATACCATTTTATGAAGATTACGAAGACGAGTGTTTGTGGGTAGACGGATGGGACGATGCAAAAAGAAATATACCAATCGACGGACCACCTAATTTAGTGAAGGAGAAATAAAGTGATAATTTACGATATAGAAATTAAAAAAGCCATCCTTGGCAAAAACGACGAACCCCAACCTGGCGTTAGGTATTGCGAAGGATGGCACGATTCAGCGGGGATGGGAATATCTTGTGTCTGTTGTTACGATTTCAGAGAAAACAGGCACCGGGTCTTCATGGAGGACAATATACAGGACTTTGCATTACTTGTTGAGAGCCGTGATGTTATTGTAGGATTTAATAACATCGGTTTTGACAACAAAGTCCTGGCTTATGCCATTAATGGACTCATCACCGTCGAACAAACTCTTGAGTGGCTCAACGACAAATCCTACGATATTCTTGCAGAGATCCTGGCCGCTGGCGGCGGGTGGTGTAGCCTTGATGCCATGGTCAGGGCAAATGGCCTGGCTAAAGGGAAAACAGGCAATGGAGCTATGGCTCCGGTATGGTATCAGGCAGGGAGAATCGGCAAGCTCGTCGATTATTGTTTGGCCGATGTATGGCTCACTCAAAAACTGATGGATCTTATCTTGCAGGAAAAGGTGATATATAGCTCAAAGACTGGCCAGGTTATTAAAATTAGAAAACCATAAACAATGAGCGGGGTATGGGTAGGCAAACCAAACCGGCCCGGTGCGCTGAGGGTTCGATTCCCTCTCCCGCTGTCCATTTAAAAACTTAAAAAGAAAAAGGAGAAAGTACAGTGTCAGATGAAACAAAAGATGTAGCAGTTCCAGAGACAGAGAAGGGTATACCGATGGTCGGTGCTAACCTTTTTGACATGGGAGATCAGATGGAGGGTGTAGAGGCCCAGCTTCCTCAAATCAAGATCATTCACCAGGCCCAAATGTTCATGTTCCCGGATGGTACAAAAGAAGAAACCTTTAAAGGCGTTATCCTTGATATGAACAGGACAAATGCTTATTGGGCTGAAAGTTACGATGATAGCGGCGGCGGTAGCCCTCCAACGTGTTCGAGTCTTGATGGTGTAACGCCTGAAGCAGGATCAGAGCAACTTCAGTCCACCGGGAACGGTTGTCTCGGTTGCCCTCAAAACAAATATGGGACAGGCAAAAAGGGTGGCAAAGCCTGTAAGAATATGAAGAGGGTCCATATCCTGATCGATGGTTCCTTGATGCCCTTCCGATTGACCGTTCCACCGTCAAACCTGAAAGCCGTAGACCTTTATGTGAGTCTCCTCACTTCCCAGGGCGTACCTTATCAGTTGGTTGAAACCGAATTTTCGCTTCGATTGGCCCAAAATAAGGACGGTATTGAGTATTCCGAACTCTATATGAGAAACCTTGGCCAGGCCCCAATGATAAGGAACATCGAGGATGCACAAAAGATGAAGGCTCTTATAGCGCAATGGCGCGGTGTAATGCGCGGTGAAGTTGTGACTGGAAACGAGGTGTAGTAAACAAATAAAAATCTCCGGCTGGCCATAGGCCAGCCAGATACCGGGGGACAGATGACATATGATGTAGTCAAACAAATCGAGAAGAGCGTGGGCGGTCTTTTGACTAGTTACGCAAAAGAAATAGAGCTCGTGATGGCTGAAGACGGCAGTGTCTTAATATCTTTGCCATTAAAGATCAAGCGGACAGGCCCAAAGCTCGATATTAAAGTAGGAATAGGATTCGTGAAAGAGAGAATCAAAGATGCCGTGGGATTTACTATCGATGGGCAGAAAGAGTTGTTCCCCAATGTTGTCCAGGACATGCCAGGGCATACGACGAAAGTTTCGGCGATAGGATAAAGGATGCCTAAAATTATATGGTTTGTAGATTATTTTGGCAACAAATACGGCAGATATTTGTCAGATATCATACGTGACGAAGAATATATACGACAGCAAGCTTCCTTTATAATTCTGTATTCCAAGATAGAGGCAATACAACGATGCCTAAAGTCTATAAAATAATTGGCCCTCCCGGATGTGGTAAGACGGAGTACATAATGCGTCAAATCGAGAGGGCCTGCGATAAGTATTTTTCTAAAGACCTTGGCGTCGTATCCCATACTGTGGCTTCGGTCTCGGAGGCCAAAGATCGGATAAAGAAGAAGCTTGATATTGACTGGAAGGACATCAATAATGTCAGAACCATACATAGCCACTGCTTTAATCTTCTGAACACGAAAAAAGAAGACGTGATGGAGACCGCCGCTAATATTAGGGGATTCAATGACATGTACCCCTCTTATCGGCTCGCAGTTGGTTCCAAAAACGACGAAGAACAGGTTGAGAGAGGTACAAACGACTCTATTTTTAATCAGATGCAGGTGCTAAGGAGCCGTATGGTACCTGATACAGAGTGGCCCCTAGAGTGCCAGCTTCTCGGCAAAGCATGGTTTGAATATATGGCCAACGAGGGGAAGATTGATTTTAATGGTATGCTCGAACAATGTCTGGACCAGGGTTTGTCGCCTGATATCAAAGTTCTTATGGTGGACGAGGCCCAGGATTTACCAGCGGTTCAAATAGCCCTGGTCAAACAATGGGGTGAACAGTGCGATACTGTGCTATACGCAGGTGATGCTAATCAGGCCATTTTTCGCTTCGCTGGCAGTGACCCCAACAATTTTATTAATCTGAAGGCTGACAAAGTTATTCCGCTCACTCAATCTTATCGCTTGTCGCCAGCGGTATTACAGAAGTCGGTTGAGATTATCAGGCAGGCAAATATTAAGGAGTTGGTCGATTTTAAAGCTACCACAAAGTATGGCGAGGGCCAGGTACTGAGGGTCCAGGAGCCGGACCTTTCTTTACCGGGGAGCCATATGATTCTTTGCAGATGCCAATTCCAGGTTAAAAGATATGTTGCGGCACTGCGAAAAGCGAATATTCCTTTTTGCAATCAATACCGCAAGGAAGATAAGACCTGGAATCCCCTGGGACTTGACGGCGCGGAATCCATTAGGATATATCTTCGGTTTCTGAAGGGTGAAGAGCTAAATATTTATGAGATCAAGCAGATGACGAAAAATTGTGTAGCTAAGCTCTGTATGAGGAGAGGCACAAAAAAGAAAATCAAGGGCCTTCCTCTCAACGAGAAAAAGACATACGAGTTTTTTGGTTTAATGAATATGGGTTTCATGGGAACCTTCTTAGAAAAGACCGGTGATATTCAGGATTATTTTAAGATTAAAGCTGAAGGAAGGGATCTTGTTTATCACTTAGCAGAAAATAACCAAGGTCAATTTTTTGAAACTCCTCGGGTATGCGTAGGTACAGTACATAGTGTAAAAGGTGGAAGTTCGAGACATGTTTGGATTGATCCAAGTATAACGGGGAAGATTAAAAAAGCTATGAGAGATGATCTTAATGCCTGGGACGATGAAGCGAGGACTTTCTACGTTGGGGTATCAAGGGCTCAAGAAACAGTAGGGATTTTACCAACGAGGGGATATAGGAATCCATTTCTATCATGAATTGTGGAATTTATAAAATTATGAACACTGTAAATGGAAAGTGCCAAGGCAACAATGGCGAATGGAAAACTTTATCCCACTGTAACGGTTGCGATAGAGGCACTGGGAATAAGCAAAACAACATATTATAGAAAATTAAGAGGTAGGAGATAAAATAATATGGGACGTAAAAAAGGAAGCGGCAAAAAAATAGAGTGCTTAGAATGTGATCATTGTAAAACTATAGTATTCGAGGATGTGGATACCCTATTATCCTGGTGCGGCCGGAAATCGATAAAACCGAACAAGGTATGGCTTAAAGAGATCCAGTACCTGGGTAGGGTCCGCCTATTGTGGTGTACCCAGCAACACGGGAATTCAGGCCGTGGCCTGTCTCCGAGAAATGCTGCACCCCGGCATACTGCGGATATTAATAAAATATTAGAAAAGGAAAAAAGCGAGGTATTTATTTCCAATCAGGACAAAAAAACCTTCATCTGCGGTACATGGGATACCTGCCCATTCCGCTCGATATGAACTGCAAAATTTTAGCACTCACACTACTAATGGATGCGGTCGATGACGTAAGCGGAATAGATCGCACAGGTCTTCGTAAGGTGTGTTATAAGGATACCTCGACCGGTGAAGGGAAGAGGTTAAAAAATAATGCCCTGGACTTCTTTTTTTCGAAGGAATCTGAGCCTTATTGCCTATTTTGGTGCGATATAGCTGGACAGGATATCGAAAGATTTAGAAAAAGAGTAGAAAAGTACAGAGAATAGTAGTTGACATTTTTCTCCCTTAGTGTATCTTGGATTTAGACACAAAAGGAGGAAAATTGAGATGTTTTTTAACAAATCAACAGCAGCTAGACAATATGCTAAAATGGAAAGGCTCATAACGGGCAAACGACATATTGTTGTTCCTTGCAGAAAATATCTCTGTCCTCCTAAAGAAAATTGGGGAAGGGATTATATATGTGGATTCACAGTAATTTTACACAGAGAATAAGCTGCTCAACCTCCTGTTTTTCCTGCATTAAAAAAATAACTTGTTTTTTCTTTAAAAAAGTTGATATTTTGCTATTGACATTCTGCACCTTTAATGTATCTTGTATTTAACACACAAAAAATTAAAAGGAGCAAAATATGAAAGACAACAGTTATGAAGATATGTCTGTGTATTACGCAAACCAAGAGATGATCGACAAAGAGATCGCGATGAGTATAAATACAGCCTTGATATATGATATTTCAATGCCGAAAAACGTCAAGATAATCAAGGTTTCGTCTGACGAATTTTTCGTTAAAGCAAAAAACGAAATCAGGGACGATATGGCCTGTTTTTTCGGAACGGCTGCAATTTATAGAGATATTCCAGGGAAGGGATCTAAGGTTGGCAGACTAATCTGGGAGAATTAATTATGAAATATTTTGGATCACATAACATGCAGCATTGGACCTTTTATCGTCTCAAAGAGGCAAACTGGAATAAGAGGTGGGCCTTTGCTGTCGCGAAGAGATTATGGAATTTCAATGGTACATGGGATACCTGCCCATTCTGCACCTTAGATGATACAGGCATCTAGGAAGGGTAACAGGTAATATTACACTACACGGTAGCAGTGAGTACAGTACCACATCAAGCGATAACCTGTAGCACGGGACCGCATCTTTTTGACAGCAAAAGGCTCCATGCAATAAGGACAATCTTGATTTTGCCATTTTCCAGAATCTGGAGTATAAAGATTACCATGGCGCTGTGTGCCTGCATTGGTTGTTGCTTTATTGCCCTCTCCAGGATCGAAGCATTCAGCATAATCGAATTCATCGTTTGTGTTTTGTATGATACCCATCATGTAGTACTATAACTAAAAATTGAGGTACGCGCAATGATTGGATTAGGCAAAAAAACGTATTACAATCAAGATGGAACCACGGATTGGCTCAGGACTATCGTTAGGTCAGTCTATTACTACACCTCACCCGGTGGCACTGTTTTCGTCGAGTCTATAGCGGCTATCAGGGCACAGAGGCTCTATTACGAAAAAACAGATATAAAAAAATTATATGGAGGATACCATGGACAAACTATTAAGAGATATGGAAGATCTTTGTCAAAGCACTGCTGCAGAGCGCGGAGAACGATACCGCAAAAGCGTGGAAATGGCAAGAATTAGCGAATTACTTCAATCCACAGGATGTATCCTCTGCGACGGTGGTATAAAAATTGGAAGCCCTATCGAAGAAGACTGGACTGAGCAGGCGCTCGAAGACGAGGAGATGGACAAAATAAGAGCCAGGGATGACAAGGGAGAGATACAGGAAGCCCTAAGAGCCACGATAGATGAGTTGCAGGATATGGTGGAATTACTTGAATATATGGAGAAGATCGAAGGGTATACTGTAACCGATCTGTTGCAGGAATTAGAGTCCAGTATTGCAAAATATTATGGTGGAATATAATGGATAGTAAAGAATTTGAGAATATCAAGAAAAAGCTTGGGTTGAACAACCAAGGGGTATCAGATGTGATGGGTATACGGCTCCAGACAGTAAAGAACTGGAGTGGTGGGGTGTGGCTTATTCCAAACATGGCTGATAAGTTTTTGAGAGTGCTCAAGGGGATAAAAGATGGAAAGATTGGTAGCGATAGACCTAAGTAGAGCCTATCTCTTGGCCAGGCATAACTTTGAATCCAAGAAGGTATTGGATGATAAGTGGTTGAGCCGGGTGAGACGCTACAGGGCGGGGGTGCTCTATATTGAGATCGGTAAAGACTTTAATGAGTTCTTTATAGAGCTTAAAATGTTCCCTCCTGCATGGTGGTATAGGGTATCAGTCTATGCTCTTGAGACATTTAGGGATAATCTGGACGAAGTTTGGCACTATTCGTACTCTGGAATTTGCAGGGAAATTGTATGGCTAAGGAGGCAATATGAAGGGTAGACCAACAAATGAGGTGCGAAACTTGAGGAGATTTACCGAACAGTGGGAGGAATTCGCCGATCAAGAATTTTTGAAATTCGGCAATGATGACGTTAAATATGTGGCGCAGTCTCTATTTGATGATCCCGGCTTAGATAAATACAACGATTTGGCTGATGCCTTGGAGGCATAGATGACCACAAAATATAACGAATGGATTAGAGGTAAAAAAGATCCTCAGATAAAGTTAATAGCACAATTTTTAGAGGATATCACTAGGGAGCAGGAAGAAACTCAGAGGTCCCACCCGCTTGATATGGTTCCCAGGGATGAAGAAACCTGGAGAGGCTGGGTCTACGATGCTGAAAGATTAAGGAAATCACTAGATACCATGAAGGCAAACATGACAGCTACAGAGATGGTATTGCATAATATGAAAATAAAAAGAGAAAAAGCAGAAAATATTGTGTACTCGGCATTAAGACATGCTATATCTGAAGGCCTAAAACTTAATGATCCGGTGTGTGAATGGCGAGGATCACGGGAGCAATATGCAGCAAATGTTAATACTATACTCAATGATTGGTTGATTGACGAGGATGGTAGCTTGGCCATAGACCGCCTGGTTACTCTGATTATCCATTAATATGTGGCGCTATCTCTGTCTTTGCAGTATAATAGCTTGTATTACGGTAACCCCAGGATATGGTGGAGAGATGTCGAAGATTGAAAAGCAAATTATGAGGCACGAGGATTTTAGGTCCATGGCCTACTCGGACCTCAAGGGGAATCTTACTATAGGCTACGGCAGAAATTTGGAAAGTAAAGGTCTCTCGAAGATCGAGGCCCTGATGTTACTTAGGAATGATATCGCAGAATGTGAAGCGGATCTGTGTAAAATATTTGGTAAGCCACTATATGATTTGGACAATAACAGGCGATGGGCTTTAATTGATATGAGGTATAACCTGGGGCCTGGAGGTTTTAGGGGGTTTGTAAGAATGATTAATGCTGTAAAATGTGGTTTCTATGCTCAGGCTGCTAAAGAGATGAGACATAGCGCGTGGTACGAGCAGGTAGGTGATCGTGGGAAAACATTACATGATATGATGCTGAAAGGAGATGACTTATGAGAGTACGAACAACGATAAAGTATGTGGTAGAGTATCAGTTGATCAAGGAGTTTTATGATACGAAAGTTGAAGAAGAAATATTGAAACTTGAGAGGGCCTATGTGCAGGCTAAACCCTCTGATCTGATAGAATTACTTACTGCAAGAGACAGGGGCACAGTTACTACGAGCGTTGAGATGGTATGTGATACTAAAAATGTCGCATGATATGGTAATGATTTTAATATGTTACACTAAAAATATGGGATAATTTATGAAAAAAAAATTGTTATTATTGCATCCAGACAGTCCAGGGGATTGGGTAGTTGTTTATCGGGGTTGGTTCAAACAATTATTTTTCCCTTCTGCCTTTGCTACGCCTAGTGAAACGCTTAAATCTGTCCAAATAGATTTAACCAGGTCAGACCGTTTTGTTAGGCATATTCAACAACATCTTTTACCTGGTGAAAAGGTAATGTGCAAAATATGTAACAAAACGATAGATGAAATTACATAACAAGCTCTGAATATGTTGAGATATATCAATAACTTAGAATCCTTATTTTAGGATACAGGCTTAAACTATAATAACCAACAAAAAATAATAGGTATAGGATATGGTACAGGAAAGGTCTGAGAGTTGCAGAGCAAGACATAGGATTACTTTGTTGGAGTATCTAAGCAATCCAGATAACGAGTTTGTTAATCGGAGAGCACAGTCCGTTGAAGTTTTGGGCTTTGCAGATAATACAATAATTTATCAGGTTTTTACCCCTGACGAGCTATCAGAGATAGAGAAAGAGGCCTTGGAGCTTAGGCGCAAGATGTATGGAGCTAAGCTGGCCAAGGTAGATCAGGCTGTTCTCGATAGAGCAGGGAGCAAATATGGTACTGCTGCCGATGCAAAGCTGGCCTACCAACGTTTTGAGGGGTGGTCTGAAAAACAAATTAAGGAACTGGTACTTGATGGCCCGTTCCTGGCACAGATGTTTCAGATCTTCCCACCTGAGATCGCTGAGCAAGTGAAGGCCGCCTTGGTGGCTCGGCATAAGGAGTTGGTATGAAAGGAAAGGAATTAGTTGGTTATTTACTTGAAAATCCGGATTGGGATGTTGAATTTTGTTTTATGCAGGCGCCCGATGAAATCGATGAAGCATACGATAGGAGCTTTGCTGTAGTCGATGTCGCGGATCAAGTGGATGGTAAGATTACGGTATTGATTGGGGAGGAGTGGGAAAAGAATCGAAGAGGGGGAATATATGACTGAAACATGCCTAGTACTTTGCATCGGATTAATGATTGGCTTAATCTGTGGCCTTGCTCTCGGAGTTATCATTGAGAGGACCTGACGTGATATGTCCATACTGTGGCAGAGATCTTTTGCACCTTGCCCGGAAATATTGACCTGGCTTAGGGGATGCGCGATTTGAGGTTATATGTCCTTGTGGCAATAATGTCCTGGTGATAGCTAGTTTAAGTTTTGATGTTCTAAAGGTAGATCATGAAAAAAACTGACAGGCTCAAGGTTTGGAATAAGTACCGCCAGCGTTGCTCATACTGTGGCCGCCATTTGCTATACAATGAAATGCAGGTAGATCACCTTATACCTCAAAGGGACAGCCACACCCCTAGTAAGCATGTGAGTGAAGCAAGGATAAAGTATTTCCAAGATCTTCGTAAAAAGATTGAAGGGCTAGATAACATGATGCCAAGCTGTAGGCATTGCAATCATTACAAACGGAGCCACTGCTTAGAGGATTTCAGACAGCTTATCCGTACCTTAGATCGCAGAGTTAAAGCACATTATATTAATAAGGTGGCTATAGATTATGGTATAATCTCAGAAGTGGTACCCTGGGATGGTAAGTTCTATTTTGAGAAATATAAGGAAGGCGTCTCAATGACAAACAATGTACTATCGGATCAGGTTATCGCTTAATTTGGGGTAGGACAGATGCTTTGATTGCTGGCAAATAGCGTCATATATTTGACATTTTATCAATTTCATAGCCTGTGTCCTTAGTCTCACTAAGCGGGCCACTGTTTTTGACTAGTGGGTCATAATTTTACTTAATTATATCAGTATGTTATAAGATAAATGACCCACTTCTTTTGAGGAGTGGCCCGCTATTTTATTGAATTATTCCAGTAACTTATACCCTAAAATGCCCTAAATGACCCGGACCCACTATTCTAACACACACCTTTTATTTTTACTTTTTTTTGAGGTGTGGGTCCGGGTCATTTTCGTTCAAAAGTTAAATAAGTGCCTTATATATAAGGGCTTTTTTGTGACCCACTAAGGTCTGACTAGTGGGTCATTAGATTATAAGTCCTTTATATATAAGGACATTTTACGACCCACTAGTCCAGGAGTAGTGGGTCATTTGTAGCAACA